GCTAGTGGGGTCCCATCCCCTGCGGTTCCCAAGTGTGGCGGGAGAGGGGGCGGCAATCCCAATCTGATATTTCCTCCTAGGGTACACCGATATTGGTAGGGCTTGAGGGGATCCCCAATAGGGTCCGGGAACCTCAACTAGAATATTGATATTGATTTGGGTTTTTGGGTTTTTTTAGTTTTTGCATGTTGCTGAAAATTATTTTCCCAGACTTTGAATAACGTTTAAACTACTTTAAGTAAATAATAAAGAAGGTGGAGGTGGATTAAATGTGGAGTTGTGAAAATAAAAATTTTTAATTCCCCCAAAGAATCCTATGAGTATCTCTAACAACTCTGAGGATTAAGGAATAATAAAATAGAAACAAAAGGTAATATTTAAGTATAATAATCAAATAATAATATATTATGACCCAGAAAAAAAAGATGACTAAAGTTTGGCAAACTAAAAAGACAGGCAAAGCGATTACAATGATTTGTATGAATTCCGATTTAAAAGAAAGCAGATATCCTCAATGGGCACCAGAAGACGGCGAAAAAGAATGCAAAGAATGGACTGAAGTTGTTGAGAAAACCTCAGCTGTTTTATGTGCATCATGTACTAGCAGATCTGTCAACTTTTAAAGATGGCCCTAAAAATCTTGATATATAAACCAGAACGATATTTAACCGTGCTGTGTTAGATAAATTAAGACATATAGATTTTTAAATAGAGAGAGCTAGCTAACCACTAGCTCTTTTTTTTTCACTAATAAATAAACAAATCTAGTTTTTACATTATAATAACTATAAATACTAATTAACAATATGGCAAATAAAAAACCAGCAAAAACCCCTTTAATAGATCAATTCGGAGAAGACTTGACTGCAGCAGCTGCTGAGGGTAAATTAGATCCTATTATTGGGAGGGACAAAGAAGTTTATAGAATTTGTCAAATACTTTCTAGGAGAAAGAAAAACAATCCAATTATATTAGGAGATCCAGGTGTGGGTAAGACTGCATTAGTTGAAGCTATCGCACAAAGAATTGTTGATAAAAAAGTAGCAATGACTCTTACTAATAAAAGAGTAATCTCTTTAAATATGTCAACTATCGTAGCCGGTACTAAATACCGTGGAGAGTTTGAAGAAAGAATGAAGAAGATTGTTGATGAGCTAAAGGCTAATCCAGATATCATTGTATTTGTTGATGAAATACATACGATGGTCGGAGCCGGCGGTGTTAGTGGTTCTTTAGATGCTAGTAATATTTTAAAACCAGCGCTTGCAAGAGGACAGGTTCAATGTATTGGCGCAACTACTCTTGACGAATATAGAGAAAATATAGAAACAGACGGAGCTCTTACTAGAAGATTCCAAGAAGTTTTTATTGATCCACCATCAATTGAAGATTCTATTGAGATCTTAAATAGAATTAAAAGTAATTATGAAGATTACCACGCAGTTGAATACACTGAAGAAGCCCTAGCAGCTTGTGTTGAATTATCAGATCGATACATTACTTCTAGAGAATTACCAGATAAAGCAATCGACCTAATGGATGAGGCTGGAGCAAAAGTACATCTTTCTCAGGTTAAAATGCCAGAACATATCAAAGAATCTGAAAAAAATGTTGAAGCGGTTAAGCTACAAAAACTAGCTGCTGTTGAAGAACAAGACTACGAAAAAGCAGCTAAATTCAGAGATGCTGAATTAAAACAAAGAGATGAGATTGATCAAACAATTGCAAAGTGGCAAAGTGATTTAAGAATAAACAGACGCCCAGTAACATACGACGATATTGCTGAAACAATTTCTGATGCTACTGGAATTCCAATTTCTAGAATGACTGATGATGAAAGTAAAATCATCACAGATATGGAAGCTAAACTAAAAGAAATGATTATCGGTCAAGATTCTGCAGTTAGTGGATTATGTAAGGTAATTAAAAGATCTAGAGCGGGTGTTAGTTCATCTAAAAAACCAATTGGTTCTTTTATGTTTATTGGACCTACTGGAGTTGGTAAAACTGAAACAGTAAAGGCTTTAGCAAACTATTATTTTGGTGATGAAGATTCTATCATTAGAATTGATATGTCAGAATACCAAGAAAAGTTTAATGTTTCTAAATTAATTGGATCTCCTCCAGGATATGTTGGACATGAAAGCGGTGGACAATTAACAGAACAAGTAAGACGTAAACCTTATTCAGTTGTTCTTTTTGATGAAGTTGAAAAAGCGCACCCAGATACGTTCAATACTTTATTACAGGTTTTAGACGAAGGTAGATTAACAGATTCATTAGGGAGAACGGTAGACTTTACAAATACAATTATCATTATGACGAGTAATGTTGGTGCTAAAAAAGTTTCAGACTTTGGTGCAGGAATTGGATTTGAAAGTAAATCTTCTATTGCAACTCAAAAAGCGCACGTAGAGACTATTATTAGAAAGGAACTTAAAAATAAGTTTGCACCTGAATTCTTGAACAGATTAGATGATATGATATTGTTTGATTCTTTAACTAGAGAGAACATGTTAGAAATTGTAGAAATCGAATTGAATAAAGTTATTTTAAGATTAGAGAAACAAGGGTATTCTATTAAAATAAACAAATCAGCTAAAAACTTTTTAGCAGAACAAGGATATGATCCTTTATATGGGGCACGTCCGCTTAAGAGAGCTGTACAAAATTATGTTGAAGATATTCTAGCTGATGCAATCATCAATAAGAAAATGGTAGTTGGATCTAAGGCTTATTCAATATCACATAAAAAAGGAGAAGATAAACTTTCTTTAAAATAGTAGTATAATATTAGTAAGTTACTTTAATAATATAATATAATGACATTTAATAATAAATTCAAAGATTTAATTTTAGATATAGAAAATGATGGTAATGTTTCTCAACCTCGAGATATGAAGGTTAAGGAACTTACTGTTCAAACCCTAGAGTTTGATCCTACAAAAACAATTGCACATTTTGATAGTAGATCTTTTAACTGGAAATATTTCGGTGGAGAACTATGTTGGTATCTTAATAGAGATCGTGATGTAGATTATATTGGCCAATTCTCAAAAATGTGGTCAACTCTAACTAATCCAAATTCTAATGAAATTAATTCTAACTACGGATATTTATTATTAGGTGGACAACTACAATGGGCATTAGACTCTTTGAAGTCAGACAAGAATACTAGACAAGCAATATCTTTTTTAAACCAACCTAAATTTCAATTTGAAGGTAATAAAGATTTTGTATGTACAATGTACCTCAACTTTTTTATTAGAGATAATAAATTGAATATGAAAGTTCAAATGAGATCTAATGATATATTCTATGGCCTTACATTCGATGCACCTTACTTTAGTTTCATACACCAACATATGAGATTGTGGTTATTAGAAACTTACCCAGAATTAGAACTAGGAACATACTACCACTGTGCTGATAATATTCATTTTTATGAAAGACATTTCGATATGGCTTCTAATATCGTATCAGAAAGCGAAAAGCAAGGAAGTAATTATACAATGAATATTGAAAATCCTCTTTTTAATTTGACAAAAGATAATATGATATTAACAGAATATGGTATTAACTTTATGCGAGATATTAACGAAGCTGTATCAAATGAAAGCAAGCAAATAACATATAATAATATATTAAGAGAATATCTTAACATTAGATTAACATAATAAAATGATTGGAGAAATACCACACTTTGAAGTACATTCTAACGGTTTCTTAGAATCCAAGCATGGTCCAGTAATAGACATTGCCTCATTTTATAAAAGAATGGTAGAGTTTATTGAATTTAATTTAACAAGTAATTTTCAAATTGATGTACTGTGTTATTTAGTAGATCCAGACGGAACAGTAATGGAAGCTAAATTAGAGAGAGAAGGATATTTAAAATCATTATTGAAATCATTAGAGTATTATAAAGAGCAGGAAGAATATGAAGTCTGTGAAAGAATAACAAATTTAATTAAAGAAAATGAATTATAGCAACGAGTTTAAGAAGTACGCGATGAGCGACCATAATGTTAGTTCGTCTAACATGAATTATTATGAAAAGCAGATTGAAAACTCGATGACTCCTTATATTTTAGAGGAGAGAGAATTGAGAGCAACCCAAATGGATATCTTTTCAAGATTGATGATGGATAGATTATTATGGGTAGCGGGCCCAGTCAATGATAATATGTCAACAATAGTGCAAGCGCAATTAATGTTTTTAGATACGACATCAGCAGGGGATATTACAATGCATATTGATTCTCCAGGAGGTTCTGTAAAATCAGGTTTATCTATGGTTGATGTTATGGATTACATTAAATGTGATATACGTACGATCAACACAGGGATGGCCGCATCAATGGGTTCAGTATTATTAGGTGCAGGAACTAAAGGCAAGAGAATGTCATTAAGGCATTCTACAACAATGTTACACCAATCAAGTGGAGGTTTCTCAGGAAATATTCAAGATGCTGAAATTGATTGGAAAAATTGGCAAGAAGTAAATAAAGAATTATTTGTTTTGCTTGGAGAATATTGTGATAAAAAACCAGAGGTTGTAATGAAAGATGCTACCAGAGATTTTTGGTTAAGCGCAACTGAAGCTAAAAAATATGGCATCATCGACGAGATCATAAAAAAAAGATAATATAATAGTATAGGATTATGAAAGTATATTTTTACGTTAAACAAGATAAATTAGAGTATCTTAATAATATAATAAAAGATTTTAATACTCTAGAAGATCCTTTAGAAATTTCATTTAATCCGAGAAAAGAATCAGCTATGGTTTCTCTATCAATTGACGACTTTATAGGACTCAGTGATAGAGAAGCTTTTGCTACTCTTATATCATTATAATATATTAATAAAATAATAAAGTAATATGACAAAGCGAGAAAAAACCAGAGATCTTTTCGTTGAACTAATCAATGAACAATTAAAAGAACATAACGTGACGTATGAAGATGTTAAAAATAATCCACAGTGGTATATGCAATATAAAACCACAAAGGAAAAAGAAGAGGCCTTTATTGAACACGCTATAAATAGAATTAGAAAGGTTTTAAAAATAAATAAAAGCATGGCAACTAAAGAAGCACAGTGGTTTATTTTACAATGGGGACTTACTCTAGATACAGGAAAACCTAATAAAGATAATCTACAGCAACAAAAAAACTTCAACAAAAAAACTTTATAATATAAATCCAATTTTTATAAAGATACAGAATAAAGATGAATAAATATATTCATGAACGTATTAGAAAAAAATTGGCTAACTGAATTACCATTCGACTTTGAATTAAAAAGATATAAACTTTTAGGGGCAACTCAAAAAATAAAATCAATTATCAAAGCCGGATTTCTACACGAGGCTCTTATTGAGGTTGAATATCAGCTAGAAGATCTATACATACTTAAAAACCAAAAGAACGAAATAGACGATAGGTTAAAGGTTCTTAAAGGAATCAATCTAGATACAATGTCTCTTGATTACGAATATCCCGACGAGCAGGATGAAATCTTCCACATATACAATTTAGTTGAAATAGCAATTGAAGAATTTGAATCTTTATTTAGAATGATTCGAGTTAAATGGAGATCTATGATGTCTAAGTTGCTAATTACAGAGATTCCATATAAAATGCCTACGAAAACAAAGGGAGAAGTTTTCTTAATAAACAAAAACCATAATAATATATTAACTTATTCTTATATTAATCCATATAGATTAATAGGGGAATGGAGGGATATGCAATTAAAAGAGGTAGATGTTAAATTAAACGGAGTCGAAGAAATGGTAGAGTATGTTGCTGAGTCAAAATTAAAATCTGACGAAAGTAGATTCTGGAGGGTAGATTACAAATTAAATGATGACTTAGAAGGATGTATATTGCCAGTTGTCAGATACTCACTATATAGTAAATTAACAAAATAGAGTTAAATTTACACGAATATATATAAAAAATATTTAACAGAAATGGCTTACGTAGCAAAGGACGACATAATAGCATTTATTGACGGTGAATCAAACTTCATTCAAGGTAATTCTCAAACATACGAAATTATACTGTATAAGGATTATATAGGTTCAATATTAAACTTAAATCAACCAACATCATTTAATGTTGCGATATTTGTTGAAGATAAAAAAGCTTTACAATTCTCAAGACCTTCAATATCAGGTGTTTCAGTTGATTTAGACGTTGATTTAACAAATGATACAGGTAAACTTACTTTTGAAATTAACGAAGCTAACTCAACACACATGTCGCCTGGTCAACTTTTTGCACAGGTAAGTGTATATTACGAGAACTATTATCCACAGCCTAAAAACTATGTATTCCCAAGAATTTTAATAGGTGAGGTTATAAATAATCCTAATGTAGATAATGGAACAGAAGAAACGCCAACTGGAACTACTACAATTATCGAAAGAGGTCCAATTGAAGCAGAATTCCAAATAGAATATGTTGATGGATCAGATCCATCAGATCGTGGAATGGTATCTATGAGTTCACAAGATCCTGCTCTAGTAGATTCCATTATATTTAGAAATCTAGATAAAAATGGAATAAGAATATCTGGATTAGAAAACTTTTTAACTAAAAGAATATCAGGTGATAATATTAATGGTATCATTACTATAAATGATATTGCAGAAACTAATATGTATGCAATCTATCGAGTAGAATCATGGGAGAGATTAGATCTTAACGTAGGCGGTGGAGACGCAGATAATTTAGATGGAGTAAAAATAAACGTATCACTGGAAATGGCTTCAACCGGGCCAGGCGTAACTCAAAGCACGTGGCAAGTTGGTCAATCAATATCATATAGCATGGATGCACATGGAATTACATCGGCTTCAGTATTACCAGACGGTATATTAACTTACGTTGATAAGAATATAAACCCATCAGCATCTGTAGGAAATCATTCTGCAACAGGAATACTAATAACACATTCACCATATCAAGATTCTTATGTTATGGTTGAAGTAAATGGACTTAGTGTTGAGGTTGGTGATGGAGCCAAAGATAAAGATGCATACTTTTCAGGTAATAACGGATTAGCGGCTGCAAGTGTTGAAGAGATTAGATCAGGAGATCAATTATATTGGAATGGAGAGATTGCAGGATACGACTTAGAAATAGGAGATGAGATTAATTTAATCTACGAAGCAAAATCTGACGATCTAAGATAATAATATAATAATTCATCCGCGCACACGTATACCTTATCTTTAATAGGGAAAATGGGAAAAACCCAATTTTCTAAATTCTATTAACATATTACGTCAAAAAATGACAAAGTATATCGTTTCACTTGAATATATAAATCACTAACGATAATAATGTTGTTAGGCCAAAATATAATATAATAAATAATATGGCACAAATTCGTTCAAAACAAATTAAGGATTTCTTAAGCACAGTAAACTGGGCAGCTACATCTTCTTTTGAGATTGCAAACACATCTGACATCGCAAAGTACGTTGGTGATGAGATCGTTGCAGCTCAAACTGAATTAGACGCATCAATTGACTCTTTAGAAGTTGCTTTAGCTGGTGAAGTATCAGCTACAAACGCAGACGTTACTAGATTAGAAGGAGATTTATCTGCTGAACAAACTAGAGCGACAGGCGCTGAATCAACGTTACAAGCTAACATTGATGCAGAAAATGCAAGAATCGACGCAATCTTATTAGCAGCTGATGCTGATAAAGATACATTCGTTGAGGTTGTTTCTTTAATCAATGCTGTTGATTTAGAAAATGATAACGCTTTAGGAGCGGTAATCGTTGACTTAAACAATGAGATCTCTGCAACTAACGCAGATTTCACAAGCATTAACTTAGCAATCTCTCAAGAGATCGCTGCAACAAACTCTGACTTTACAAGAGTTGAAGGAGAATTATCTGCAGAGATTGCAGCTACTAACTCTGACTTCACTTCATTAGAGGCTAAGCATGACGCTGAAATGGCTGCTGAGGAATCAGCAAGAGCACTAGCTGACACTGCTTTACAATCTGCTTTAGACAATGAAATCGCATCTACTAATTCTGATGTTACTTCTATTGACTTAAGATTAGGTGCAGTATCTGGAGACTTAGTTGATTCAGTTGATTCTTTAGAAGTTGCTTTAGCTGCAGAAATTTTAGCTACTAATGGAGACGTTACAAGTATTGATTCTGCTTTACAAGCTGAAATCGCTGCTACAAACTCTGACTTTACAAGAGTTGAAGGAGAATTAGCTGCAGAAATTGCATCTACTAATTCTGACTTCGTAAGAGTTGAAGCTGCTTATGCTGCTGCTGACTCAACGTTACAAGCTAACATTGATGCAGAAAACGCAAGAATCGACGCAATCTTATTAGCTGCTGACGCTGACAAAGATACATTCGTTGAGGTTGTTTCTTTAATCAACGCTGTTGATACTGTAAATGATGACGCTTTAGCTGTAGTAATTTCTAACTTAAACGCTGAAATCGCTGCTACTGATTCTGATATCACTAGTATCAATTCTGCTTTATCTGCTGAAATCGCTGCTACTAACTCTGATGTTACTAGAATCGATAATGCTTTACAAGCTGAAATCACTGCTACTAATTCTGATGTTATTTCTTTAGAAGGAGCTATCACTGCAGAATTCACTTCAATCGATACTAGAGTATCTGGTGTAGAAGCTGCATTAACTGCTGAAATCGCTGCTACTAACGCAGACTTTACTTCATTAGAAGCTAAGCATGACGCTGAAATGGCTGCTGAGGCTCAATTAAGAGGAGACGCCGATGCTGACTTACAAGCTCAGTTAAACGCTGAAATCGCTGCTACTAACGCTGACGTTACAAGAATTGATTCTGCACTAGCTGCTGAAATCGCTTCTACTAACGCTGAGCAATCAGTTCAAGACGGTAGATTAGATGTATTAGAAGCTGCTATCATCGAAGATGATCAAATGGCTACTGAAACATTCCCAGGAGCTGGATTCGTTTATACTTTAGCAAACCCTGTACAGGAAGACCAAGCATCTTTAGTAGATGTATTCGTTAACGGGCACAGAGTATTTGTTCAAACAGTTGCAGGACCACAAGTTACTTTAGCTAACCCAGGTTATGTGATTGATGCACAAGACGAAGTAGTATTCGTTTACCAACACTAAGAAGAAAAATACGAAAGTATTAATTCATAGTTTTTAAATTAAGGGTCCTCTAACGGGGACCCTTTCTTTTTTAAATATATAGATATAATAAATAAAGTATAATTTATGAAAGTAGGAATTATAATATCTCTAACAAAGGAATATGAAAGCATGTGGATCAACGGCATTAAATTAAATGCGCTGAACCTATCTAAAATGTTAAACCAAATAGAAGGACTTGATGTTTATATTTTAGACGCAGCTAAGAATGTTTCTGATTTAACTAAAGTAAACTGGGATTATAATAAATATAAAATCGCAAAATTCACAGCGATGGAGAATGAGATAGACTTAATGTTTATGGTAGGTGCTTCTTTGCCTACAAGTAGGATATCTTTAATGAAAAGCAAAAATCCAAATTTAAAAGTAGTAAAATACCAATGTGGAAATAGTTATGTAGTTGACATGGAACGAGTAATGTTTGATACAATTACCGAGTCAATGGTTCCTTCATGGGACGGAGGCCACGACGAAACATGGGTAATACCTCAACAGGAATATCAAAACCTAGAATACTTTAAAACAATATACAGACAAGAGGATTCTCAGATAAAAACAGTTCCTTTCATATGGGACCCTGAGCCGCTTGATGAATTTAATAAATTACTAAAACGTGCCGGCAAATTGATTCCGGGATATATTCCAAAGGATGCTAAAGATAAAAAGCTATCTGTAATGGAACCAAATATAAATGTTGTTAAATATTCATTGATGACTATCATGATTGCTGAAAGAGTTTTTAGAGAATCTGGTAAAAACGCGTTTAAACAAATATACATAGGATCTGGCAAGAAATTACTAAAGAATAAATACTATTTAGCGATGATTAAGAATTTCGACATAGTTAACTCTCCAGATAACAAAATAAAGTATGTTGGAAGGTACCCAGTATCGACGTTCTTAGCAAGTGAAACAGACATAGTCTTATCACACCAATGGGAAAACCCATTAAACTATGCATACCTAGACGCACTCTATTTCGGGTACCCTATAGTGCACAACGCAGACATGATAAAGGATGCAGGATATTATTATGAAGGATTTAATATATCACAAGGAGCCGATCAATTAAAATTGGCACTTGAGGAACATGACAATAATCTAGATCAATATAATGAAAACAGTAAAAAAGTATTAGACCGTTATTTGTCAACTAACGTAGATCTCGTAGATACATATAAAAAGTTAATAGATAATTTATTTAAACCAGGAACACATGAATTATCTTATGAATATAATTGGAAAACAAACCTATATAAATAATGAGCAATTTTAAAGAAATATTCGAATCACTAAACAAGATAAAAATATCTATAGTGATGCAAGTAAACCTAGAAAACTACGAAAATTCAAGAAAAGATCCTATTGGTAAATTTCACAGGGCAGTCGAAAGTTTTCAAAACCAAACATATAAAAACTGCGAACTTATTATAGTAGCAGATGGGTGTAATAAAACACATCAACTATTTAATAGATCACACAAGAACACACCAAATATAAAACTAATATATTTCGATAGAACAGATACTCCTCAAATGTACGAGGAAATAGAAGATAAAGGAAGATATTATAGAGGATTCGGTAGAAGACTAGGTGCAGCTGCAGCAACCGGCCACGTTGTAATGTATATGGATTCAGATGATTTTTTAATGCCAAATGCAACGATGACATCTCTTTTATATTTTAACGCAAACCCAGAAAAAGATTGGTGGATAAATACCTCATGGTTTGATCATGAGTCCGTTTCAACTGAGCTAACTAATGGGAATGCTATATTAGATCCTTCAGAAACACCGGCAATTCAGATAGAAGGTTTACCAGAGGCATGGAAGCCAATTCAAATAAAACCAGGCAGACAGATAATGGCACCCTGGTTATTTATGCACAAAGCTAATTTATCAACAAAATGGAGAGATGTTATCTCTAAAGACACGTCAGAAGATGTAGACTTTTATACGAGATTGCAATCAGAATATCCTAATGGTATTGCGTATCAGGCACCTGTTTATGTAAGATGCCATCTAACTGATAAGTGGGACGTTTAACGATTCTTTAAACTATTCATAAATATAGAAGCACAGCTTTCTAAATACCCTTTCTTGGCATCAGTGTCAGAGAGGGTATACCATTTATAAGCCATAGATCCTTCAAACTGGTTAATAGTATTTTTAATAGATTCTATATTATTATTAATATTAATAAATTGCTCATCGCTCAATTCCGGAATTTCAACATCCAGTTCCATAGCAACCTTTAACAACAATCCCCAATCATATGTTTGGTTAGAAGTATTAAGATCTTCATAGCATTTTTTTAAAAATGCAGCTTCTCTTTCAGAGTAGGAATCATCTAATTTATCTGGATGGCATAATACCGCTATCTTTCTAAAAAGCTTTTTAAAGAGCTTGTCTTCAAATTTTACAACAAGTTCTTCATCAATTTTTTTAATAGGAGGTGCTCCTTCCGGTGGAGTGAGAGCTGTTAGTGCAACCTCGTTATGCTCGTGCATTGCGTCTCTGAACATACCTTCCGCATCACTAGAAATAGATTTTACGTCATCTAATGTTTCTCTAAAATATATGTAATCTCTAACTATCTTCTTAGTAATACTATTCATTATACTATTTATCATAATTATTATCATAATTATATTACCATATTATGGAGGTATATAGACATTACGCCTCTTTAATCATGATATATAGAATTGATAAATTAGGTTAAAAAGCCTCTTTTAAATTATAAAAAAATAAAAAAAATTAAAAATCTATGTCACAATTAAAAATTAAGCAAATCGAAGGCTTACAGACAAAGTTAGAGTCTATCGATTCTCAACTGGCATCAGGATCTTTAAAATCAAGTTATGAACAAGCTGCTCATGGTTTTGCAGCAGGGAATGTTATTGCATTCTTTAACGGTTCTTGGGTTTTAGCAGATTCTAAAACTGCCGACAAATTGGGAAGATTAGTAGTTGAAGAAGCTACTGATGATTCTAATTTTATTGCAGTACAAATTGGTAACATTGAAGTATCGACTTGGAATTTAACTCCAGGTACTTTTTACGTAGTTGATGAATCTGATTCAGGTTCTATCGCAGCGTTTGTAGATGCTTCTGATCCAGCGTATGCATACAGCAATCCAGTTTTACAAGCGATTTCAGCAACAAAAGCACAAGTTCTACCATGGAGACCAAGTTTAGGTCCAACTCAGGTAGCACAGGGTTCTGAATACACACAGGCTGATTTAACACCTCTTGCATCTAACGGAGATGAATCGGCAACAGGTATTACATTAGACTATACTCCTTTCGCAGATTCAACTGTACAGGTTTATATTAACGGTGTAGCTGTTACTGAAACTTACGGAGAAAAAACAGGAGATGTATATTTCTCTAACAACGCAGGTATCACTGCCAAATCTGTTGCAGATTTAGAAGCTGGTGATGAACTGTTTTGGAATTCAAATTTCGCAGGATATGAAATCGGAGGAGGAGATCTTTTCGATATAGTATACGAGAAAAACTCATTAGACTAATAAAAATAAAAATAAAGTAAATTAAACTATGGCATATTCAGCATATATTTCTACCGCAGGTCCTCAGGGAGATCAAGGATCCGGATATCAAGGTACACAAGGAGATCAAGGTTTCCAAGGAGATCAGGGTATTGATGGGGTTCAAGGTTTTCAAGGAGATCAAGGTCTTCAAGGAGATCAAGGTTTTAAAGGAGATACCGGTGAACAAGGTATTCAAGGTATTAAAGGAGATCAAGGTTTCAAAGGAGAAACTGGTCTTAAAGGAGAAACTGGTCTTAAAGGAGATCAAGGAGAACAAGGTATTCAAGGAGAAACTGGTCTTAAAGGAGATCAAGGTATTCAAGGTTTCCAAGGGGAACAAGGAGTTATCGGAGTTCAAGGTACTGTAGGTACTAAAGGAGATACAGGAGATCAAGGTCTTCAAGGAGATCAAGGTTTCAAAGGAGACGATGGTATTCAAGGTATTAAAGGAGATCAAGGATTAAAAGGAGATCAAGGTATCCAAGGAGACCAAGGTATCCAAGGAGATCAAGGAGAACAAGGTATTCAAGGAGAAACTGGTCTTAAAGGAGATCAAGGTATTCAAGGTTTCCAAGGGGAACAAGGAGTTATCGGAGTTCAAGGTACTGTAGGTACTAAAGGAGATACTGGGGAACAAGGTATTCAAGGTCTTAAAGGAGATCAAGGTTTTAAAGGAGATACTGGAGAACAAGGTATTCAAGGTATCCAAGGAGAAACTGGTCTTAAAGGAGATACTGGAGAACAAGGTATCCAAGGTATCCAAGGAGAAACTGGTCTTAAAGGAGATCAAGGATTCAAAGGAGACACTGGAGAACAAGGTATTCAAGGTTTCCAAGGGGAACAAGGAGTTATCGGAGTTCAAGGTACTGTAGGTACTAAAGGAGATACTGGAGAACAAGGTATTCAAGGTATCCAAGGAGAAACTGGTCTTAAAGGAGATACTGGAGAACAAGGTATCCAAGGAGAAACTGGTCTTAAAGGAGATCAAGGATTCCAAGGAGATACAGGTCTTAAAGGAGATACAGGAGAGCAAGGTATTCAAGGTCTTAAAGGAGATCAAGGTTTTAAAGGAGATACTGGAGAACAAGGTATTCAAGGTCTTAAAGGAGATCAAGGTTTCAAAGGAGATACTGGAGAACAAGGTATCCAAGGTATCCAAGGAGAAACTGGTCTTAAAGGAGATCAAGGATTCCAAGGAGATACAGGTCTTAAAGGAGATACAGGAGAGCAAGGTATTCAAGGTTTCCAAGGGGAACAAGGAGTTATTGGAGTTCAGGGTACTAAAGGAGATACTGGAGAACAAGGTATTCAAGGTATCCAAGGAGAAACTGGTCTTAAAGGAGATACTGGAGAACAAGGTATCCAAGGTATCCAAGGAGAAACTGGTCTTAAAGGAGATCAAGGATTCAAAGGAGACACTGGAGAACAAGGTATTCAAGGTCTTAAAGGAGATCAAGGTTTTAAAGGAGATACAGGAGAGCAAGGTATCCAAGGAGAAACTGGTCTTAAAGGAGATACAGGTCTTAAAGGAGATCAAGGTTTTAAAGGAGATACTGGAGAACAAGGTATCCAAGGTATCCAAGGAGAAACTGGTCTTAAAGGAGATACAGGTCTTAAAGGAGACGATGGTATTCAAGGTATTCAAGGTCTTAAAGGAGATCAAGGTTTTAAAGGAGATACTGGAGAACAAGGTATCCAAGGTATCCAAGGAGAAACTGGTCTTAAAGGAGATACAGGAGAGCAAGGTATTCAAGGTTTCCAAGGGGAACAAGGAGTTATTGGAGTTCAGGGTACTAAAGGAGATACAGGAGAGCAAGGTATTCAAGGTCTTAAAGGAGATCAAGGTTTCAAAGGAGATACTGGAGAGCAAGGTATTCAAGGTTTCAAAGGAGATACTGGAGAACAAGGAGTTATCGGAGTTCAGGGTACTAAAGGAGATCAAGGATTCCAAGGAGATACTGGAGCTAAAGGAGATCAAGGTTTCCAAGGAGTTGATGGTACATTAGGAGCTAAAGGAGATCAAGGTTTCCAAGGTTTCCAAGGTGATCAAGGTTTCCAAGGTGATCAAGGTTTCCAAGGAGATACTGGTCTTAAAGGAGATCAAGGAGAACAAGGTATTCAAGGAGAAACTGGAGATCAAGGTTTCCAAGGTTTCCAAGGAGATCAAGGTTTCCAAGGTCTTAAAGGAGATCAAGGAGATCAAGGATTCCAAGGTACTGTAGGTAACGCTGGTGGTTTATCAGTTGTTTATGATGGTATTACCTTCTCAGATAATAAATACACAAACGTTAATCAATTAGGACATACTGAAGCATCTTCATTTATTTATGGAGGTTCTCAAGAATGGTGGTTCTCAGATATCGCAAACGGATTGCAAGATATCAACCACATGAATTCTTTATTTACAAATATGGTATCTGATGGTTACGATAGAATTTACGTAAAAGTTTCTAAGAATGGAGACTCTAGTAAATATCATTTATATGAAGCATCAAACGCTTCCATTATTTTAGGTTCTGCCGGAAGAGGAGATCTTAGAGTAGACATGGTAAGAGTTGGTGGTTCAAACAGTAATTACGATGGTGGTACTTCTTCTGCGGAACACATGACTAACGACGCGTACGCAGCGAACATCCCATCAGCAAATGGTCAAATTATTGTATCTTTCACACCAATGAAAATTGGAGCACAGGGTGATCAAGGTTTCCAAGGTTTCCAAGGAGATCAAGGTTTCCAAGGAGATACTGGAGCTAAAGGAGATCAAGGTTTCCAAGGTATTGATGGTCTTAAAGGAGATCAAGGAGAACAAGGTATTCAAGGTTTCCAGGGAGATACTGGAGCTAAAGGAGATCAAGGATTCCAAGGAGAAACTGGTCTTAAAGGAGATACAGGTCTTAAAGGAGACGATGGTATTCAAGGTATTCAAGGTCTTAAAGGAGATCAAGGTTTCCAAGGAGAATCAGGTACTTTAGGAGCTAAAGGAGATCAAGGTTTCAAAGGAGATCAAGGTTTCAAAGGAGATACTGGAGAGCAAGGTATTCAAGGTTTCCAAGGGGAACAAGGAGTTATTGGAGTTCAGGGTACTAAAGGAGACGATGGTATTCAAGGTATTCAAGGTCTTAAAGGAGATCAAGGTTTCAAAGGAGATACTGGTTTAAAAGGAGATCAAGGTTTCAAAGGAGATACTGGTTTAAAAGGAGATCAAGGATTCAAAGGAGACGATGGTATTCAAGGTATTCAAGGAGTTCAAGGTACTAAAGGAGACGATGGTATTCAAGGTATTCAAGGTCTTAAAGGAGATCAAGGTTTCAAAGGAGATACTGGAGAGCAAGGTATTCAAGGTTTCCAAGGGGAACAAGGAGTTATTGGAGTTCAGGGTACTAAAGGAGACGATGGTATTCAAGGTATTCAAGGTCTTAAAGGAGATCAAGGTTTCAAAGGAGATACTGGTTTAAAAGGAGATCAAGGATTCAAAGGAGACGATGGTATTCAAGGTATTCAAGGAGTTCAAGGTACTAAAGGAGACGATGGTATTCAAGGTATTAAAGGAGACCAAGGATTCAAAGGAGATCAAGGTTTCAAAGGAGATACTGGAGCACAGGGTTTAACTGGAGCTAAAGGAGACCAAGGATTCAAAGGAGATCAAGGTTTCAAAGGAGATACTGGAGCACAGGGTTTAACTGGAGCTAAAGGAGATCAAGGATTCCAAGGAGAAACTGGAGCATTTGATGGAGATTCAATAACAATCGCCAATGATAAAGCTATTTATTTCGAAGATGCTAACGGTAACCCAACGGCAAGAATTGAAAGAGATGCAAATGGAGACATTACATTCTCATTCGATTAATATTAATTGGAATAAATAAAACAGGAGTAACTAAAAAATAATAAAAACAAAGATATGGCATTTAATAAAATAGCGATAAAACTAGTACAATCTACCGGAGAATTCCAGGCTCAGATCGATGAAAACTCGAACAGAGCAGGAATTGACCAAGATTCAGCTATCGTCTATACGCCGTCTTACCTAGAAGAGTTAAACACATTCCCTGCGGGGAATGTGTTAACTATTAGGAGTACTGATTCCGCAATTATAGCGGGTGGTATTTTTGATGGTGGCGGAAGCTTTAAGGCTGATTCAACAATCGGTGGCAATCTAATATTAAGACCTGGTAATTTTACACCTAGTGATTTCTCTTCTTTAAAAGGAGTAAAAGGAAATACCGGTGATGAAGGTTTTCGTGGAGATAAAGGTTCTCTCGGAAATACTGGATTAGTAGGAGATACTGGTAGTGAAGGATCACGTGGTAGTAAAGGATTAGTAGGAGATATTGGTATTTCAGGTACTACTGGGGCTAAAGGTGAAAGAGGATTTCAAGGATCTAAAGGTATTGTTGGAAATCAAGGTGAAAGAGGATTCCAAGGAAACCAAGGAACTAAAGGTACTCAAGGTACTAAGGGTTTAACAGGCGTAGACGGTGCCAGAGGATTCCAAGGATCTATCGGAAACAAAGGAGTTACTGGACCTATTGGAGTTCAGGGAAATCAAGGGGTTACCGGTTATAAAGGTGATCAAGGTTCTGATGGAGTAATCGGAGATCAAGGTTTTAAAGGTTCAACTGGAGCAACAGGTTATAAAGGACTTGATGGAAACAGAGGAGCACAAGGAGACGTTGGATTTACAGGACCTCAAGGAGCAAAAGGAAATAATGGTTCAAATGGAGCCAGAGGATTCCAAGGAGACAAAGGAATTAAAGGAACAACAGGTATTAACGGACCCGTAGGAGACAGAGGTTTTCAAGGAAATCAAGGAACTCAAGGAGACGCTGGTATTAATAAAGTAATAGGAACACAAGGATCTACTGGAGCAACAGGTTATCAAGGATCTACTGGAGCCGATGGTATCATTGGTGAAAGAGGTTTTAAAGGATCACAGGGAGCTAAAGGTTTAAAAGGATCAACTGGAGCACAGGGTAACACTGGTCCAAGAGGTTTTCAAGGAAACCAAGGTGTTATTGGAAATGTTGGTCTTAAAGGAGATCAAGGTTTCAAAGGAGATCAAGGAGCTAAAGGTTTAAAAGGATCAACTGGAGCACAGGGTAACACTGGTCCAAGAGGTTTTCAAGGAAACCAAGGTGTTATTGGAAATGTTGGTCTTAAAGGAGATCAAGGTTTCAAAGGAGATCAAGGAGCTAAAGGTTTAACAGGACCTCTTGGAGCACAAGGAGCAAAAGGTTATACAGGACCTCAAGGAGCAACTGGAGATAAAGGAGCAACTGGAGCAACTGGAGTTCAAGGAAACACTGGAATAATAGGAGCACAGGGATCTGTTGGAGCAGTTGGACCACAAGGTTCAAAAGGAGTTCAAGGAGATGCTGGTGAAAGAGGACATCAAGGATCTAGCGGACCAAGAGGATTCCAAGGAGCTAAAGGTACTACTGGTGCAAAAGGATATACTGGAGTAACAGGAGCACAGGGTAATCAAGGAGCAACTGGAGACAGAGGATTCCAGGGAGATACTGGATATATCGCACCAAGTGCAATTAAAGGAGATAAAGGATTTATTGGAGTTCAAGGAAATACCGGAGCAATTGGTGATTTAGGACCAACTGGAAAGATTGGATTTCAAGGAAATACTGGAGCACAGGGAACTGCTGCACCAAGAGGATTCCAAGGAAATCAAGGAGTTAGAGGAGCACAAGGTCTTAAAGGATCTACTGCAGCAACTGGAGACAGAGGATTCCAAGGAATTAAAGGTAATCAAGGAGCAACCGGAGCTACTGGTAATAAAGGTTTTCAAGGAGCAACCGGAAGTACTGGAACTATTAGAGGACCTCAAGGAAATACTGGACCTCAAGGAGCTCAGGGAACAATTGGTGTTCAAGGAGCAAAAGGAGTTCAGGGAATAACTGGACCAAAGGGTAATCAAGGAGCAACTGGAGCAAAAGGAATTAAAGGACCTCAAGGAGCAACTGGACCAAAAGGATATATCGGATATATCGGACCTAAAGGAGCAACTGGACCTACTGGAGATCTTGGACCACAAGGAATTAGAGGAGCACAAGGAGCAAAAGGAGATACAGGTTTTAAAGGATCTACTGGACCAAGAGGACCACAAGGAGCTACTGGTGATAAAGGAATAACTGGACCACAGGGAACTGCGGCTGCAAGAGGAACTCAAGGAGTACAGGGTTATAAAGGACTAACTGGACCACAAGGTTATAGTGGTGCGCCAGGTCACAGAGGATTCCAAGGAGCAACAGGACCAAAAGGATATACAGGACCAACAGGGCCACAGGGAGTAAGAGGACCACAAGGTTCAACCGGACTTAAAGGTTTTATTGGACCTGCAGGTACTGTAAGAGGAGCTCAAGGAACCCAGGGAGCTCAAGGAGTTCAAGGATATACAGGACCTCAAGGAGTACAAGGTGCAAACGGAAACGTTGGAGCACGTGGAGCACAAGGTTATGTAGGACTTAATGGTGGTGCAGGACCAAGAGGACCTCAAGGTTTAAAAGGAGCAACAGGAGCACAAGGAACACAAGGAGCAAAAGGAGCTTCCGCAACATCAGGACCTCAAGGTTATCAAGGCGCTGGAGGACAGCCTGCACCTGCAAGAGGACCACAAGGTTATCAAGGAGTCCAGGGTGGATCTGGTACCGGAGCAAGAGGACCACAGGGTTATCAAGGTAATAATGCAACCGGAGGATTTAGCGGTCAAATATTTCATACGCGTGGAGTACGTACTATCCAAAACGGTGTAAATATTGGATAACAATATAAAACAAATAAAAATATAAAAATAATAACATGGCAAAATTTATCTTAGGTACTACGTTAGACGGTAATCTCGTATTACACAGTGGTAACCTTAATAGCACGAATTTTCCTCAGCTTATTGGACCGAACGGTGAATTGGGATCTCAAGGATCCCAAGGATCTGTTGGATCCGACGGTAGTGTCGGTCATCAAGGTGATACAGGTAATCAAGGTTTCGTTGGAACTGGGGGTTATCAAGGTAGTCAAGGTGATCAAGGATCTACTGGTAGTAAAGGTAATCAAGGATCTACTGGTCTTCAAGGTTTTACCGGAGCTACTGGAATTAGAGGAGAAAAAGGAATAACAGGTATATTAGGTCCTAATGGTTCTAATGGTTATCAAGGACAAGTCGGCGATCAAGGTTCTATTGGACTTCAAGGATTCCAAGGTTTTACTGGAGCACAGGGTGTAAAAGGAATTAACGGAGAAAGAGGTTTTCAAGGAAGTCAAGGTTCTGTCGGTATTAAAGGTACACAAGGTACACAAGGAGATACTGGAGAAAGAGGATTCCAAGGAGCAAAAGGAGCAACATCAGTTAAAGGAAATAAAGGATCACAAGGTTCAACCGGTTTAAAAGGATTTACCGGAGTTGATGGAGCACAGGGATCTAAAGGATCTACCGGTTTTGAAGGATTACCTGGAACTAATGGAGTTAAAGGATCTCAGGGAGCTAAAGGTTCAACAGGACAAAAAGGATTTAAAGGAGCAACTGCTTCGGATTCTTTACCAGGAGATCCTGGTGAAAGAGGATTTCAAGGTCTTTTAGGAGATAAAGGAAGTACTGGATCTCAAGGAGCGCAAGGATCTACTGGAGCAACAGGTTATCAAGGAGATACTGGAGCTACAGGTTCTACTGGGTATGTTGGTATTACAGGATCTAACGGACTTAAAGGAGATACTGGAGCTAAAGGAAATCAAGGAGCTAAAGGTAATATTGGAGCAACTGGTTATCAAGGAGCAACAGGAGCTACAGGTTCTACTGGGTATGTTGGTATTACAGGATCTAACGGACTTAAAGGAGATACTGGAGCTAAAGGAAATCAAGGAGCTAAAGGTAATATTGGAGCAACTGGTTATCAAGGATTAACTGGCGGAGCTGGTGGAAGAGGACCACAAGGAGTTACGGGACCAAAGGGATTCCAAGGAGTTACTGGAGCACAGGGTGCTAAAGGATCTACAGGATTTACCGGTTTCAAAGGAGATACTGGTTATATAGGAATTGTTGGTTCAACAGGATTTGAAGGAGTAAAAGGAAATCAAGGAGCACAGGGATCAACTGGACCCCAGGGTGTTATCGGAAATCAAGGTTCACTTGGTGAAAGAGGATTCCAGGGAGCAATAGGAGCTAAAGGAGCTACTGGTAATAAAGGTTCTCAAGGAGCAAAAGGAGCTCAGGGACCTCAGGGATCTCAAAGACCTAAAGGAGCACAAGGAGCACAAGGAGCAAAAGGAGCTACTGGTTTTAAAGGATTAACAGGAGTACAAGGAGCACAAGGAGCAAAAGGAGCTACTGGTTTTAAAGGATTAACAGGAACAACATCTGCGGTTGGTAACACCGGTCCTCAAGGGCCAACGGGACCTCAAGGATTTACTAATGTAAAAGGAGCACAAGGAGCACAGGGAGCTAAAGGTTCAACAGGACCTACTGGATTTACAGGAGCACAGGGTGCAACCGGACCAAAAGGATATACTGGACTTGTTGGAGCTAAAGGAGCAACTGGAGGAACTGGAGCCGTTGGAAATCAAGGACCAACGGGACCAACTGGTTATCCTGGAGTTAACGGTTCACAAGGAGGAACTGGAGCAACAGGTTATACTGGATTTATTGGTAAAACAGGAGTTAACGGATCACAAGGAAATCAAGGAGCACAGGGAGTAACTGGATATACTGGATTAAAAGGAGCAACTGGATTAACAGGAGCACAGGGAAATACTGGAGCTAAAGGAAATCAAGGAGCACAGGGATCAACTGGAGCACAAGGAGTAACTGGAGCAAAAGGTTATACTGGATTTATTGGTAATAAAGGACTTACTGGAACTACTTCGGCAGTGGGAGATAGAGGAACACAAGGAGCCACTGGAAACAAAGGAATATCAGGATTCCAAGGTGCACAAGGAGCCACTGGTAATACAGGACCAAGAGGATATCAAGGAGGATCCGGATCCGCCGGAGGTGGAGGTTATAAAGGACCAACTGGTCCACAGGGATCACAAGGAAATACGGGACCACAGGGAGCTACAGGTTCAACAGGACCAACGGGGTCAAGAGGACCACAAGGTAATAATGGACCAACAGGATATAAAGGACCAAACGGAGTTCAAGGAGCAAGAGGACCTCAAGGATATACAGGAATACCAGGAGCCCAGGGTGCAACAGGAGCACAAGGAAATCAGATAGTAGGATCAGTCGGATATCAAGGAGCAAATGGATCAACAGGACCAAGAGGATTCCAAGGATCTGGCGGAGGAGCTGGAACAGCAGGAGCAAGAGGATTAACTGGAAGTATGGGACCAGTCGGATATGGACCAACAGGACCAAGAGGACCACAAGGTTATCATGGAAGTGGATCTATAGGTAATGGTTTTAACGGATTTTTCACAGACGATAATGGAACAGGCTATATTGTTTCAAACGGATTTATCCAATAACCAATAAGTTAATTATATATAAAAAAAGAATAAAAATAACATGGCAAAATTAAATACAGGATCACTTGTAGGGGGAGAAACTCCCTTACATACTGGTAACTTTGATGCTAATAACTATCCTGAATTGAAAGGAGACCAGGGAGACCAAGGTATTGTTGGAGCTCAAGGTTTTCAAGGAGATCAAGGTTTTCAAGGTATTGTTGGAGCTCAAGGTTTTCAAGGAGATAGAGGTTTTCAAGGAGATAAAGGAGTTCAAGGATCTGCAGGTTTAGAACCTGTTGGAGATACTGGTTTCAGAGGTTTTCAAGGAGACAGTCCACAAGGACATCAAGGTTATGAAGGTAATATAGGTTTTCAAGGAGATCGAGGTTTTCAAGGAAATAAAGGTACTGCTGATCAAGGTTTTAGAGGATTCCAAGGAACAATTGGAGATTCACCAGAAGGACCAGAAGGTTTTAGAGGAAATCAAGGAACAGATGGAGATGCAGGTAAAATAACTAATGGTCTTAAAGGAATAAAAGGAGATCAAGGTTCAACTGGATCACAGGGTAATGTAATTACAGCTTACGTTGGTGATATTGGACCTGATGGACCAAGAGGGTTTCAGGGAGATCAATTAACAGGAGCAACTGGTTTCAGAGGTTTTCAAGGAGATCAAGGTACTACGGGTTTAAATCCAGGTGGAGCAACTGGTTTTGTTGGACATGTAGGATTTCAAGGTTCTGCAGGTACAAATCAAAAAGGACATAAAGGTTCACAGGGTGCTACCGGACTAAAAGGAGCACAGGGTTCAACTCAAACTGCACAAGTAGGACAAACTGGAGACAGAGGTTTTCAAGGAAATGTTGGTGATTCACCAAAAGGTTTCCAAGGAGCTGAAGGTCATCCTGGTTTTAAAGGAGCACAAGGAGCAAATCCAGTTGGAGACAAAGGATTAAACGGAGATAGAGGTTTTCAAGGAGACGTTGGAAATAGTCCAAAAGGTTTTCAAGGAGCTGAAGGTTATCCTGGTTTTAAAGGAGCACAAGGAGCAAATCCAGTTGGAGACAAAGGATTAAACGGAGAAAGAGGTTTTCAAGGAAATACTGGAAGTACGCCAGCTGCTCAAACAGGAGATCCTGGACCAAGAGGTTTTCAAGGAGCTATTGGTAATTCACCAACAGGACCAAGAGGGTTTCAAGGAGTACAGGGTATTAGAGGATCTCAAGGAAGTACTAATAGAGGATTCCAAGGAGATAAAGGAGTAAACGGACCAACAGGATATACAGGACCAAGTCCAAAGGGATATACTGGTCTTAAAGGATCTCAAGGAGCACAGGGTAATATCGGAGCAAGTCCAAAAGGACACATAGGACCAAACGGACCAACAGGATATACAGGACCAACAGGACCTGCATATGACGCAATTATCGGTGATCCTGGAAATACGGGACCAAGAGGTTTCCAAGGAGCTAGACCAACTTCGCCAACTGGACCAACAGGACCAAGAGGTTTCCAAGGATTAAAAGGAGCAATGCCAAAGGGGTATATTGGATTTATTGGAGCAACTGGTTATAGAGGAGTTCAAGGATCTTCACCAACAGGAGCAACCGGTTACACAGGAATTAATGGAGAAAGAGGTTTCCAAGGAGCAAATCCAACAGGATTTAGAGGAGTTCAAGGAGCTCAAGGAGTTCAAGGATATACAGGAGCTCAGCCAAAAGGATTTATTGGAGTAACAGGACCAAGAGGATTCCAAGGAAATAAAGGAGCACAGCCCGGAGGATCAAGAGGACCACAAGGAGCACAAGGTACTCAAGGAGATAAAGGAGCACAACCAACCGGAAGCACTGGACCAAGAGGACCACAGGGAACTCAAGGTGTACGTCCAACCTCATATAAAGGAGTTACAGGTTATAAAGGACTAAATGGTAACACCGGACCGATTGGAGATTCTCCAACTGGACATAGAGGACCACAAGGAGCCCAAGGAAATCAGGGTGCTAAAGGAGCAATGCCTAAGGGGTATATTGGATTTATTGGTGTTCAGGGAGATCAAGGTCTTAAAGGATCACAACCAGGAGGAGCAAAAGGATATACTGGACCTCAAGGAGCACAAGGTAATACTGGAGCAAGTCCAAAAGGAGTTCAAGGATATGTCGGGCCACAGGGTTTAAAAGGAACCACTGGATCTACTATTACAGGCTATACAGGATTTAAAGGACTTACCGGCTATAAAGGACCAACTGGAACAGTTCGAGGATTCCAAGGAACTACTGGTAGTAGTCTAGGAGTTGGATATAGAGGACCACAAGGAGCACGGCTAGTAGGACCAACAGGTTATAAAGGACTAAATGGTAGCACCGGACCAAGAGGGCCACAGGGTCTTAAGGGTAATAATGGTTCTCAAGGAGCTAAAGGAGCTCCAGGAGCTAAAGGTACCAATGGAGCACAAGGTTATAAAGGATTTACTGGAAATACGGGCCAACTTGGTCCTGCGGGAGTAAAGGGTCCTCGAGGATCTCAAGGAACTAACGGACCAACTAGTGGGATTAGTGAAACCATTTACTTTAGTACGGGACACAATGTCACATTCGTTAATGGATTAGTTACGCAAACCGGAGGCGCTGGTGGAGGCCTCAAAGGGCAAATATAATCAACTCACATACTTAATATTAAAAAAGGATCCCATTGGGATCCTTTTTTTTGTAATATATAAACAAATCAAACATTTAATGTATAATTATTAAAATTTAAAGTAATGCACGAAACTAATTTAAACAATGTAAAATTAAACATTGATTCTATTAAAAAAGGCACCGATGGATATTGGTACGCAAGAGGATGGGTAGGTTCAATAACTAAAGATACTATAGTAACTGACGTTCTATTAGATGGAAAATCCTTGAATATTGAATGGGAAAAAAGGCCAGATGTTTTTTCTTTTTATAAAGGAACAATTCCGGAAAATGTAGGATTTAATATAATGATTCTACACGAAGATATTACGAAAAAACTATGGATTAGTTTAAATAATGCAGCGCCAGTTGAACTTATTTCTTTAGCAAAATGGCCAGCTTCTTCATCTGGATTTAATAAAACAGATAAAGACGTTATTGTTGTTGATAATTTCTATGCAGATCCTGATTTAGTCAGAGAATATGCTATGAATAATTTAGAGTTTTTACCGTCTAAATATCACAAAGGACAAAGATCTCAATCTAGATATATTATAGATGGCACTAAGGAAAAACTTGAAGAAGTATTAGGTAGAAAAATAACAAACTGGAACAATGGTGGATACGCTAATGGTGTATTTCAATTCTGTACAGCAGATCAACCTATAGTATACCATGTAGATAGTCAAATGTATGCTGCAATGGTTTACTTAACCCCAGACGCACCTCCACAAACAGGAACTGCAATGTATCGAAGTAAAGTTACAGGAATTTCATCGTTTCCGGGTCAAGAATCTAGAATGGGAGATGAATACGTAGATACATTCAGAGGTACTAATAAAGAAATGAACTTCTACGATGGAACTCAATTTGAAAAGATTGATGATATTGGAAACGTATATAATAGACTAGTAATATTTAACTCATCGCAATTACACGCAGCAACTGAATACTTTGGAGATGCAATTGATAATGCAAGATTTTTCCACATGTTCTTTTTTGACATTGAACAATAAAACCACATTAAATGAAAATTAACGTAATCACAAGATGTACTAGAACATCTAATTTATTAAAAATACAACCAACTGTATTCGATACTTCTAAAACAAGAGGAGTAGAGGTACATTGGCACATTATGTTTGACACAGGTGCTCTGAAGGATATTGATGCGAATCTATTATCTATTTTAGATCAGTCAAATACAACAATACATTTTATTAAAGGACAACATGGCGGGATGATGTACCCTGAAACAACCAGTCTAATAAGGAGCTTAGATCATTCGTGGTTTTATTTATTAGATGACGACAATATAATGCATCCTGAATTTTATCAAAGAGTCGAGGATTTCGTAATGCTACCTGTAAATTCTGAAAAGAAAATCATAATGGTTGGACAAGCAGTTGATGGTAAAGATTTTACCGGATTAAAATACAGAGAATCTACTCCAGAATCTACTGGTTTCAGAAAAACAGACATAGCTCAAATATTATTTAGATCAGAGCTTTTTGAAAAATATGGTTTCACAGCAGATTATGCAGCAGATGGTTACTTTATCGAAGAAGTATATAAGAACCACCCAGATACATTCGTTTGGATTAATGAAATTCTTTCATATTACAATGAATTAGAAAAAGTGTCAACACCTAAACTACCTAGGATTTTATATATAGGACCTGGAGAACCAGTAATGAAAACTACTAAAATACTTGATTACGAGGATGACAACTTAGAGGTTAAATATGCAAAGGATGATACTGATATTAGAAAAAAAATATCCAGTTTTAAACCAGATGCAATAGTAACTCGAGGAAAGAGTTCTTCTGATTTTAGATATCTATCAAAACTACCTCTTCAATTTAGGAGAAAATGGATCAATATAGATAATGATAATGATTTAAAAAATGTAGGAGATATTGCGTATAATGTTTCTGAAAATGCAATGTTAGATCCGACAAATATGGACGATCATAGCATGATATCTTTTACAACTCCAATATATAACACAGGTGAAAAGTTAATAAACACATATAACTCAGTCGCTGCTCAAACGTATGACAACTGGGAATGGGTATTAATGAACGATTCAACTGATGGTGGTAAAACACTTAAGATTGCCGAGCAGATTGCAGCAAATGACCCTAGAGTTAAGCTATACGATTTTAGAGAAAAATCAGGTGGGATTATCGGAGAGGTCAAGTGGAGAGCAAACGCAATGGCTAGAGGATATATTATCGCAGAACTAGATCACGATGATTTACTCGCAGTAACATGCGCACAGGATTTACATAACGCCGCACAAAAACACCCTGAATGCGGATTCTTTTACGGTGATACTGCAGAAGTAAATGAACAATGGGAAAATCAAAAATACGGTCCTGGTTTTGCATTAGGATATGGTAATTATAGAGAAGAAGAATATCAAGGTAGAATGCTAAGTCCTGCAAATCAACAGAATATTAATCCAAAAACAATTAGACACATTGTTGGAGTTCCTAATCACATTAGAGCGTGGAGAAGATCTACATACTTTGCAATCGGAGGACATAATAGAAGTTTAACAGTTGTTGATGATTACGAATTAATTATTAGAACATTCTTAAACACTATCATGTGTAAGATACCTAAGTTAAGCTATATTCAATTTTTATATAGTAATCAAGGTCATAGAAATACACATGATCTATCTAGAGCAGATATACAAAGAAGAACACGTACAATCGCTTCAAGATATAATGAAAGAATTAAAGAAAGATTTGAAGAATTAGGTCAGCATGATTGGGCATATGAAGAGGATCCACAATGGCCTATTAACGCAAGATCTAGATTTGGTGAAGAAGAAGGTGCAGTAAATATAACATATAGAGAAGATGAATAATTTTACATTTGAACCAAAACAAAACGAAGCTCAACAGTATTACTGGTTTGATCAAGGATTTTCAGCTGAAGAATTAAGAAGTATTGAGCAAGGGGTTGCTAATATTGAATACGTTCGAGCAGAAACTCAAGGTGGAGAAACAGAAGACAGAAAATCTAATATTAAATGGATTCCACAGAGCGAAGAATGGGCATGGCTTTATGAAAAATTAATTGCCATGGCAACTGAAGCAAATCAAACCCTATGGAATTTCGATTTACATACTGCTCCTGAGCTAATTCAATATACTGAATATGAAGCGTCTGAGTTTGGTAAATATGATTGGCACCAAGACGTTGGAGATAAGAATTTATCTATTAGAAAGGTATCTATTACTGTTCAATTGTCTGATAGTAATGAATACGAAGGTGGAGATTTATGCTTTTGGCTAGGTGGAGAATCTCTAGATACAAATGTATTGACCGCTCCTCGAGGAAAAGGAAATGTAGTCTTATTTCCAAGTTATATGTTACACTCAGTTAAACCCGTAACTAAAGGTACTAGAAAATCTTTTGTCTTATGGCTAGGAGGAGGACATTACAAATAATTAAGCTATGGCATATCCAAACATGAACTGCATGCATATCACATTATACGTCCACCATATGGAGGTAGATGCTCTATTTGATTTTATTAATAAGAGAACAGATAAGCTACCGGAATATTGGATTAATCCTAAAGACCTTCCAGAAACTATTTCTGGAGGGTTCCTAGAGATAAACGTCAACTATGAGGTATATACAATGATTAGGGAGGTTAGGGAACATTCTAGTTGGATGGAACTATAAACTTTTTTAGATTTCCATATATAATAAGTATATGGCAAAGAAAAAAATACAAAGAAGCATTACAGTAAAATCTCCTAAAATAGGAGAGAAATACTACTTTAGTTTTGCAGGTTCTGTTTTACACGGAACATTCTACGCAGAATCTAAAAGTCTATCAAAACACTATGGTGAAAAATTCTGTTCATTTATTACAACAGATGGCACCAAATATCCTGTAAGCATTCGACAAATAGCATTAACCCGTAACGAATTAATAAGAAATGTATAGTCAATCTGAGTTAAAAGAAATGTTATTCTTAGATATTGAGACAACTGCTCAATACGAAACATTAGAAGATTTAAAAAAGTTTGGTAAAGGTCTATATGATTTATGGCTCCAAAAGGCAGAACAGATTAAATCATATGAAAAAGAAAAAGCTGATTTGAGCGATGAAGATTTTTATCAGTCAAACGCATCACTACATCCAGAATTCGGAAAGATAGTTACAATATCAATTGGTCAAATTCAGTTTGACGAAATTGGAATGCCAATACAATCTAAGATTAAATCTTTTTATGGAGATGATGAACATACATTACTATCTGAATTTAACCAAATTTTAATTGCAGTCTTTAACAAAAATCAAAACGTAAAACTAACAGGGCATAACATTAAAAAGTTCGATGCTCCTTGGATTATTAAAAGGTGTTTGATAAACGGAATTATGCCTACGACTAAATTACACCTACACAAACAAAAGCCGTGGGAAAACTGCCTATTAGATACTTTAGAGGTTTGGAAATTTGGAGGATATAATGGAGCATCTCTTGGAATTTTATGTAATGTTCTTGGAATCCCAACGCCTAAAGATGATATCTCAGGATCAGACGTTAATAGAGTATATTGGCAAGGAGGATTGGAAAGAATTAAAGACTACTGTGAAAAAGATGTTCTTGCAACTATGAATATCTTATTGAAAATATCTAGCATGCCAATTATTTAAAAATAATTGAAAGTTTTTTCACCAGGATTTTTTTATATCAAATAAAAGGTTTATATTTACTTATAACAAATAAACAAACACTATGGATAATTTTGAATTTGAACCGGAATTTAACGAAGAAGGTGGAATTGAAATCCAGGATCAAGAGCATCTGGATAACCTCAAGGACCGCCTTGCACGTGCAAACTATGAAGCTATAGTTAAACATGGAATCGATAAGGATAAAACACGGGATCCTGATATGATCAGGCACATTATAGAAGAGACCATGTTTTACTTTGAAGAGATTGAAGAGTATGAAAAGTGTGCAAATCTTAAAAGAGAGATTGAATTATTTAAGTAAGATATATAATACACTATGACTGAACAGCAAGTAGAAAGAATAGCAATAGCTTTAGAAAAGATCGCTAAATTAATGGAAAACTCTGAAAAGAGAGAAGTTAATTTAAAAAGAAATGAAATTAAAGAAGCTAAAAAAGCTACAAAAAATCAAAAGCCAAACCCTCTTAAAGAATCCAAGTAATGGACTACTACGAGGTTCTTGGTTTAAAATCTGACGCAAACCAGTCAGACATTAAGAAGGCATATAGAAACCTTGTTAAAGTACACCACCCTGATATTGGAGGATCTGAAGAGCGATTTAAAAATATCTCACAGGCATATGAGACTTTAAGTGATTCTACCAAGAAAAAGGAGTATGATCTTAAAAATACTTTCAGGTCAGGTAACTTCGATAATTTCTACAATCAATTCGGAGGAGACTTTTCTAATATGTTTGATAATGCGTTTAATCAAAGCGCTAAAGGATCTGATATCACGATTAGACTTGGTATAACATTAGAGGAAGTATATCACGGAACTACCAAGAGAATCGATACCGGGCAATCTACATTTAAAGTCAATATACCTAAAGGAATTCACGAAGGTGCTAAACTTAAATTAAAAGGAAAAGGCATGCCGCACCCGGTCAATTCATCTGCTCCAAATGGAGATGTTATATTGATAATGAATATTATGCCAGATTCTGAAATGATCGTAACCAATGGAGATATTTGGATAGATTATACTTTACCATTTTATGATATTTTACTAGGTGGAGAATTTAAAGTCACCACTAAAGTTAATAGTGTTAAGGTAAAAGTACCTAGTAATTCTAATGACGGTAAAGTTTTGAGAATTATGGGCATGGGATTTCCGATATATAATACAAATCAGTATGGTAACTTAATGATTAAATTAAGAACATCTAATATTGAACTAACAGAAGAACAGTTAGAGCACGTTAAACAAATTAAAAAATTAAGCAATGCATGATTTAGGAGATACTCCCGAAAAAAATGATTCAAATAGAATTGAAATCCTTAAAGAAGATTCAAAGGAAACAATGATGAACATGATTTATAATGCAGTTGTTAATGGAGAAGAAAAAGCTCTTAAGAGCGAAACAGATCCTGAAGAAAAAGTAAATGCACTTAACAATATTTTAAACTTTTTCATAGGATTAGAAGAATATGAGAAATGCTCTAATATTAAAAAAATTATCGACAAGATACAATGTTAATAATCAAGGTAGAAAAAGGAAACATAGAAAAGGCTTTAAAGTCATATAAATATAAAGTAAGAAATACAGGGCAAACTCAAGCTCTTCGCGATGGTAAACAATATACAAAACCGTCAATAGCAAAGCGTGCTAAAATCCAAAAAGCAAAATACGTAGAGCAAAAATTCAAAAATCCAGAATAGCATTTGATAATATAATATCATTATATTTTTTTTCACGTAATGGGTAGTATCCCGTGACACTATTTAATATATAATGTATACCGGAAAAAGGTAAAAATAGAAACAATCAAATGAAAGATATTTTAGGAGAAGACAGAGACTCTTTGATGAGATCTTCATATTATACAATTACACGAAACTTTACAAAAACTGTAAATAGGTTTGTTGTTTTCAAAGAGGGAAACGACATAATCGAGATTCCACATGGGATCGGGCAAAGAAGTGAATTTATTGATATTTTAGTAGAATATTTTGAAGGATTAGAGGAATATGAGAAGTGTGATAAATTGATGAAATTAAAAGAACTTGTTATAATGGCAGGGGACTAAACATAAATACATATAATATATGAAGAAGAATTCTGATAACAACAACGGAAACGGAAACAACAGAATCAATAGACGTAAAGTCGTTATTAAACCAGCAGACATAAAAGCGCAATTAAGGCAATCACAAAAAGCGTATTTACAAAATATATTAGAAAATGAAATAACCTTTTGCTCAGGTCCTGCCGGAACTTCAAAAACATTTACAGCATGTTATGCTGCATTAAAACTATTCGCAGACAACAAAATTAAAAACATTATTTTATGTAAGCCTATCCAAGAGGCTGGTGAGAAACTAGGGTTTCTTCCTGGAGATATCGGAGAAAAGATAGATCCATACATGCAATCATACATATCTAATTTAACAAAAATAGTCGGACCGGTATTAACCGAACAATTAGTCCAATCTGAAATTATTCAATTTAGACCCTTGGCATTTATGAGAGGTGATACCTATGATGACTCACTCATGATACTTGATGAGGCACAGAACGCCACGTTTAAACAACTTATGTTATTTGTTACCAGAATGGGAAAGACCTCTAAAGTGATCGTAACAGGTGATGTGAGTCAGTACGATATTTCAAAGAACTCGGCAGGTATTGAGCCGTTTACTGAACTAATGAAAGGGATCAAAGGAATAGGTCACCACCAATTTACACAAAAAGATATTGTAAGAGCTAAGATCTTAATTGATGTTGTTGAAAGATATGACAGATGGAAATTAGACAATGAATAAGTAAACTATTTGAAATATTTAGGTATAATACTTAAATACCAAATAGAAATGTCTAAACACATATTACTTAAAGGATTTCTCAACGAAGATAGAAATATCATAGAGGTTGGAATAGATGAAGCAGGTCGCGGAGCGCTGGCAGGGCCTGTCACGGTTGCAGCATGTATAATGCCACACGGATTTACTCACCCATTAATTAAAGACTCAAAGCTTCTAAATGAAAAAGACAGGAAAACTGCGCTTGACATTGTATTAAATAATGCGATCGCGTTCCACGTTGAACATGTCAATGTTGAAGACATTGAAAACACAAACATACTTAGAGCAACTATGCAAGGAATGTATAAGTGTCTATCTAATCTTGACGAACATGCTCATAAGTTTGATTTTATTTTAGTAGACGGCGATCAATTCCACGGGTATCATGGAATTCCATTTGAAACAATCGTAGGTGGAGATAACAAATATACTTCGATAGCAGCTGCTTCAATTTTAGCTAAAACAAGCCGAGATTCTCTTATGAAAGAATTAAGCGAAAAAGAAGAGTTTATGCAGTATGGTTGGAATTCAAATAAAGGATATGGAACCAAACAACATATAAATGCTATTAAAGAATCAGGACCTAATGAACATCACAGGCATAGTTTCATCTCGCATTTATTAACCACAACCGGAGAATTGTTTTGAGAGGCTTATTAGCAGGCGTTTTACTATTCGCGTTAGGACAGTCCATGATATGGATTCAAACTAACGGACAATTCGTATGGCCATGGTTTAAAAAGAATCCATTAACCATTTCGATAATTGGAGGTACTTTAATTAGTTACATGTTTATACTTGCAACTAGATTTATAGCAGAATATTATGATGGTCAAATATGGCCTGGCAGGTTTATTGGATTTACCTGTGGAATCATAACCTTTACCGCCCTAACATATTATTTATTAGACGAGGGAATTACAACAAAAACAGCAATATGTTTATTATTAGCATGTTGCATTATAGGAATACAATTATTTTGGAAATAAGCTTGACTGCCAGTCGAGCAATCAGGGACTTCGGTCCCTTTTTTTGTCTTATTTAGAATCATTATAAATAGGACTTTTTGTGAAAATAAATCACTTTATATTTTTTTATATCATTTATATTGATTATATTTACTATATAAATGAATAGTACCAAAATGATGAATACTCGACAAAGGATGGATAGAATTCTAACCACCTCTAAAATAATATACTTAGAGGATATGACGATCCACGAGGTTGTGGACGTTGAAGTTGTCGGTGACATCGTATTTGTAAACACAGGCACTGGATTATTATTTCAAGATCTAGACGTTTTTACGCTAGACGAGGCATGTGATGCTGAAAGATTTGTAAACAAAATCAAAGAATTACTATATAACATATAAATAACAAACATGGGAAAAGCAAACTACGGATACTGTTGCATTAATTTAACACTACAAAAAGATCACGACATCAAGATCGGTCGATCAATGATTAAACGAACATTCACAGCTAAAGGTAGCAAATACGCCGGAGAATTGGCCGAAGCAAATGTACGAGATCTTATTGAGATTATAAAGTGGAATCACAAACAAGGCATTAATGTTTATCGTATGAGTAGCTCTATGTTTCCTTGGATGAGTGAGTATGAATTATCTGATTTACCTAATTGGCAAACAATATCTAATTTACTTAAAGGCGCTGGCACGCTTGTTCAAAAATACGGCCAACGTGTAGGTTTTCACCCAGGTCAGTTTTGTGTTTTACCAAGCCCAACTCCAAAGGTTGTTACAGCTGCTATCCGAGAATTAGATCAGTCTGCTCTTATATTAGATACAATGGGACTACCACAAAATCACACATATTCTATGAATATCCATGTCGGGGGTTCTTATGGCGACAAAGAAGCTGCAAAACAACGTTTTGTCGAGAATTTTAAAAGACTAAGTCCATCTGCTCAAGCTAGATTAGTTCTAGAAAATGACGACAAACCAGCACAATATTCCGTACAAGATCTATATGACATCTACGAAAAAATTGGCACTCCAATTACGTTCGATTACCACCACCACAGGTGCTACGAAGATCCAATGCCCGAAGAAGATGCTCTTAAATTAGCAGCATCAACTTGGCCCGCAGGTATTCGACAGCTATGCCACTACTCATCTTCAAAAAAACTGCACGAGGATGATTCAGTTATCTTACGAGCACATGCTGACTACATATACGAAAAGATTGAAACATACAATATGGATCTTGACATTGAATTAGAAGTAAAAGCAAAAGAACTTGCCTTAATCAAATATCGTAAAGAATATTTAAATGATCTAGTTTTATCCTGATATATAATATAAATCAAGAAAAATCAATCATGAAATATATTAAACTATTTGAAGAGTTTTCAGCCAACAAAGTATCTTGTGAAGGTTGCGATTGGTCGTGGAGATTAGATGAAGGTGGAAAAGAACCTTATATATGTCACGAATGTGGTTATGATAATACTCCAATTTTAGGAGAATCTGTTAATGAAGCAGAAAAAGCTAAAGGAGACAGAAGCCCACTCAAAGGCAAGGCTGTAGAAACCGGAATCAAGAATAAATCAAAGGAAAGTGGAGTACCTGTACCATTATTGAGAATTATAATGAGACGCGGAATGGACGCTTGGAACAGCGGACACCATCCAGGTATGACGCAAGAAGGATGGGGATACGCTAGAATAAATGCATTCTTAGAAAAAGGAAAAGGAACTTGGGGAGGTGCTGACAAAGACGTCGCTAAAGAAGTTAGAGACGGAGGTCACGATAAAAAGTTACCATTTAAATCAAAAGAAGATTAACGTGAAAAGGGTTAAATTATTCGAGGAATTTTTAAATGAAGAAATGGCACTCCAACATTTAGAAGATGAATTTGGAGTTGTATTAGATTTATATAATACTGAAAGATATTTAGAATTATCTAGAATTGAAATACCCAAAGAAAAAAGAGGAGAGGGCATCGGAACTAAAGTAATGAAATTAATTATAGATTTTGCAAACAAAGAAGGCAAGCCTATATTTCTAACACCATCTAAAGATTTTGGAGCCACTTCAATTAGTAGACTTACTAGTTTTTATAAAGATTTAGGATTTGTAAAAAATAACGATAAGAGTCTAACAAGAAATACAATGGTAAAATACCCTAATTAATATGAACCGCATTAAATTATTCGAACAGTTTATTACAGAGAAAAAACCACCAGGAGCTCCAGATTTTTATCAGTCAGATGCACCTGAAGCTGAGGGTAGATTTAAAGACTTAGGTATTAAAGATTTAGCAGCATGGTTAATAAAGACTCGTAAAGGTGATGTTAAGAAGATCAGTGGTTCACTAACTCAACAAGTTGTATTTAATCGTAATGACGATCCAAAATATGCTGAGAAAATGGAAAAAGTTCGTAAAGAAGTTTATAAGCAATTAGACCGACAGGATTTAATTGATAACATGGAAAAGTAGAAATATGAAATTTATAAAAACATTCGAAGCTTGGGAAAAGGTTTCACCGGAATTAAAGGCACATCTTAATGAAGATTTAGATTTAACTAATTCTTTTTTTAGATTAGGCAGCGATGCATATTCTAAATTATTCGAAGAGGTTAAAGAATACTGGGACAAAAACAACATTGTTCTAAAAGGACCTTCAGGCTGGATGGCTAAAAATCTTGATGTAGGTAAACCAGCAGTCTATACTCCACGTGGCGGAAAAACAATCAAAGTTAAATTAGATTCACCTGAAAGAGGTGGAGGTAAAAAGTTTATTGTATATCGAGACGGAGGTAGAAAAGACAAAGAAGGAAACATCATCGCTAAAAAGGTTGAATGGGGAGATCCAAATCTTTCTGTTAAAAATGATGATCCTGGAAAAGCAGCTAGTTTTTGGGCTCGACATGGTTGTGATAAAGCCACAAAGATGGATCCAATGAAAGCTGGATTCTGGGCATGTTATGGACCAACTCTTTTTGGAAAGCAATTAGGTTTAAAATCAGATCAACCATGGTAAACAAAGATTGTAAATGTAAATCTTGTAAATGCGGTAGCATGTCAATGGAAGAATTGATAGCTAACATTAATGATCAAACCAAGCCCTTCGTTGAAGAGCAATATGATGGTTATGTTATAAGAACATTCGATCCAAGTTATCCAGAACACTTATATAAATGGCACAGCGACCCTGAGGATAGGGTCATTGAAGTATTAGAAGATTCTGACTGGAGATTTCAATATGACAATGAATTGCCAACTCCATTAATTACAGGGATCGACCTTAAGATTCCTAAAGGAAATATACACAGAATCATAAAAGGAACAACCGATCTTAGAATTAAGATATATATGCTATAAATAAAAAGATTATAATGAAAAAAGTTAAACTCTTTGAGAAATTTCTATTTGAAAAGTCTAATAAAGATTATCTAAAAAAAGTTAATTTTATATTAGCAGGAAAAGAGGTAAAAGGACTTACTGGCACAAACAATAGTATTTACGGCGAAGTAAATGAGATTTGTTTAAAAGAGCTTTATAACGCTTTTTACGCAAAAGGAGATTATGGAAAAGACTTGGAAGTTAATTCAAAACTACCTCTTATTTATTATGGCGGAAATTCAAAAGAAGGCTTAGATTTTCTAGAGAAGTATAATATATCAGAAGATGATATGTACAATGTACCCGAAGCTATGAAGATTAGCGGTAATAAAACTGACTTTTATAAAATGTTTGGCGATTCAGATTTTATACCAAAGGCCGTATACAAAAAAGAAGATGCAAAAGATTTAGAATTTCCAGTAATTGCAAAACCAGACGACGGGCACTCCGGAATGGGTATTGAAATTTTTGATACTTATGAAGACTTAGAAAAAAGTAAAGGTGAATTTCAAAACTATTCAGAAGCTAAAGACTTAGATACAGAGTTTAGAATTTTATTAGTAAATGATAATGTTATATTAGTACATGAAAGAGTATCAGCAACTGAAAATGAAATTAAAGATAAAAAATCTGGTGAAAAAACCGAATTTACTTATGTAGATCAAGATATGAGTAAGTTAGATTTCATGGATAAAATAACTGATATTTGTAAAACAGTTAGAGAAAAATTAAAACTTGGACTTTGGTCAATTGATCTAATGGTAGATAAATCCGGCGAATGCTGGGTTGCTGAGATCAATTCAGCCTCAGGAATGGCCGCAGATAAAATGGCTAGGGTTTATGTTGCAATATACGAGGATTTTTACAAAGAGGAACTACCAAGAGAGTTTAAAACATACTTAAATGAAGAGTATATTAGACCTATTTATAAAATTAACCTAGAAGAGAATGAAGATCAAATTAAAAGATCTAAATGCCGAGTTAACTATCAAGACGTTATTGATGGCAAAGAAATCATCATTTAATTCATAGATATATAGATTAATAATAAAAAACAATTAAAATAAATTATATTATGGCAAAATTAAAATCATTTGAACAGTATGTTGCTGAAAAACAAGCAAACGCTGCCCAAGAAACAGCAACCAACCAAGAAGTACAAGAAGCTTCAGTAGTAATGGACGCAGTTGATCCAAAATCAAAAGGTCTTGCAAAATTACTTAAAAAGAACAATGTTTCTATGGAAGTTATCGACCAAGACGGTCCTTCAGGATTTCCAGAAGTTGAACTAACAGGAAAAAGAGAAGATCTTGAAACAGTATTAGCAGATTCTCAATACGGATGGGATGACGCTGGTTTATCAGAGTATATCGAAGAATCAGAAGAAACTGCAACAGTTAGAGTAAAATCTTTAAACGAAGAAGAAGTTGAAGAGGCTGACGAAGAAGTTGAAGAGGTTGAAGAAGGTAATGCATTCGGAGACGCAGTTAGAAAAGCTAAAGAAGCTGGTGAAGATGAATTCGAATTCGAAGGAGAAACTTACAAAGTAGAAGAATCTGAAGAGACTGAAGAAGTAAACGAAAATCCTGCAGCTGCAATAGCAGTAGCATCGATGTTAAAAGAAGCTTATGAATCTTGTAAAAACGAAGCTAAAGCATGGGAAGAAGACGCACACGACTCTCACACTGTAGAATCTTACATGGCTGAAAACGCAGCGTTAGTTGCAGCATTAGCAGCTGGAGCTCTTAAAGAAATGAAAGAAGATTATTCAACTGAAACATATGAAGCAGCTTGTAATTCAATGATCGAATCATATACTACTAAAATTAATGAAATGAAAGAATCTGATTCAGCAGAAGACGCTGAAGACGTAGAGTAATTAATTTAATTAAATATAAAACTAAAAGCCTGGAGAAATCCGGGCTTTTTTTTGTAAACAATGCCGCACTAATTAGTATAAATATTATAATATAATAATATGCCAAAGATACCAATTGAATTAGTATACATGCAAACCGCGTATCAGTTTTCAAAACTGAGTTATGCTGAACGACGTAAGGTCGGCTGTGTCATTGTAAAAGACCATCAAGTAATTTCATTCGGTTATAATGGAATGCCACATGGATTTAATAACGCCTGTGAAGAAACCGATATTAGGCATTATGAAAGTCCAGACCACGCTCTAGATTTAATGGATCAAGGGTATGAATGCGATAATGGCATATGTCACAAACATAATGCAATAACAAAACCTGAAGTTCTTCACGCAGAATCAAATGCAATTATGAAAGTTGCAAAATCGACTATGAGTTGCGAAGGCGCTGAATTATACACAACAACATGCCCATGTTTTGGATGTGCTAAATTAATTATACAGGCTGGAATTTCAAAAGTATATTATACAGAAGATTATAGAGATATGAGTGGAGTTGAGTTATTACAACAAGCTAATATTATTGTTGAACAAGTAAATGCATGGAATGGGATTTAATAAAAGATACGTACCGGAATTAAAGGAACTAGAGCTAAAAAGAAAAACAGTAGGAGACGATATGTTCTTTAAAATATACATAGCGAACCCAGACGCGATCATAGGCCCTACTGAATCAATGGATTATATAAATAAGTTTGGAATAGAGTTCATGGGATCTTTAAAATAAACAAAACAGATTTTTTTAATATAACTATTAAATAATTTAAAATGAAAGAAGTGCAAGATAAGTTAAAACAGTATCAATGGAAAAAAGGTGACAACTTTGGAGAAGTTGTAGATGTTCTATCTGAAGAAGGCGAATTCGTAAATTTCACGAACGGTACTCGTATTTTTAAAAGCGTTTTGTCTGAGTTTTTAGAACCAGTCATTGATGGAAACGTACCATTTCCGGCTCCTATGCGAGTAGGATCAAGCTCTAATAAAAGTAATGTACAACATACGCCCCAGCCGTCTGTACAGAAACCTACACAACCTATTGCACAGGAACCTACACAAACTAAGGAGCCTTCAATTATGGGTAAGATGATCTTAAAGATGAGTAAGAAGAATGTTGTAAATATTCCTATTCAAATAAATCTTAATATCCCAACACCCCAATTATATAGTATGTTAGGTGAAGGTATGGAAGAGCAAGATTTGAATGAAGAAATTACGGGGGTTGCTTTATCGCAAATTGAAATGGATAAATTACAAGAATACATTAGATCAAGTGTTACTGATTTTTTATCAGAATACTACGGTTAATAAAATCAAGATAAATAATATTTAACAATATAATACAAAGAACATAATGGCAAAAGGAGCATCAGGATCAAGAAGACAAAGAAGAGGAGAATTCAAAAGAGCAGGTTTTTTAAAAATTAAAAACATGTTTGGTAGATTTTCAGAACAAGGGATCGCATGGCACAATAAGATGGCAGAAGATGGTCGAGCAATGGAAAGTGCTAATGAAAACAGAAGATTAGATTCTATTGAAGAACAGCTAACGGCAAGTTTAAATAAATTAAAAGTAAACTGGGCGACGATAGGATATAATACCGAAGAAATCGCAAAATTAGAAGAGGCATGGACCTTAACAGCAATTAAAGATTCAGAAACATACAGAGCCGATAAGAAGCAGGCTAATGTATTAAGAAAAGAAGCTCAACAATCTTTATTAGCTAGAAAAAATGCAGCAAATTAAAATAACACTGGCGGACAATGGGGTTATTAAAAGCGTCCATGATGACAATATAAACGGAGGTGGTCAAGAATATGAATCAACTACCGTATATGAATTTGATTCCGCTTTAAATAAAATTAAATTCATAGAAGAGCTATGTATTGATTTGGGATTAGAGTTTGGTAATTCTAATTCTAAAAATCAAATTAAAGTAGAGACTGATTGGGGAGATAATTACAAACCAACTGAAAAGGAAATTTCCTTTAAAATAAAGAATCTCAAGGCTCGAATATCGAATCTTGAACAAATAAACAATGGATAACTTAAATATAGAATGTGTTTGGTATCAGTCAAAGAGAGATTTTAACAAGTTCGTAAGAGCTATTGAAGATCCGCAATTGACTGTTATCGACTTTTCTATAATTAAGAATAAACTTATTAAAGCAGATCCATATAGTAATGAACCTAGCGATTCTGTGATAGGTTTAAATATCATGAATTCTTTCAAAACTGCAATGAATTCTGAAAAGAAAAAAACTTCAACAATAGTATATACATTCAGAGATTTAGACGCTACAGTTATATCTAACTTTAAAGAAATGGTCTCTAGTTATACTGATAGGGAAATTAAGTTTGTTCTTAATTCCTTAAATATGGACAGAGTGCCAAGCAAGAATATTTTAAATCAATTTGATTTTGTTAAATTTATAGATAATGATTAGACACCGTTTATTTAATAAAGGTGAATATGTACATGCTCTTATTTCAAACTCTAGATATTCAAATATAGTATTTCCAGTTAGAGTATTAATATATGACGTTAAGTTTGACGAGACTATGCCTAAATATAAGGTTAGAATCGTTAAGTTTTACGATGATATTAATTTTCTTAAAAGATATTTCTTTGGCATGAAATTTGATAAAAATTTTGAAGGAGGTACAACTCAGTTTGGATTTAACCGAACAAGCATCAAAAATAAAAAAGAGCTTCAAAAATATTTAGACGCAAACGCTGAAACGTATATGATTACAATAGATTCAGTAATGTGTGCTAAAACTTTTAATCAAATCCAAGAACTTTACCTTAATATTCAAGACTTTTTAATTGAAAAAGAAATCAGAGAGCTATACGAGAAATCCTCAAGACGTTCTTATTCTAAAGGTAAATACTATTATGAATCTAAAGGTGTCTTTGAGGCTCACCTTAAAAAGTTCCTAGGTGATAGAGTTCCTACAGATCCAGAATACTTCAATAAATTATTATTTCGACCAATGGGCCCAGAATACGATAACTTAAAAGGGTAGTAGATTAATCTTAATATATATACTTACTAGGTATAAAAACAATAGTAATAATATATATGAGCTTAGACATCAGCGGGGGTATAAACAACTCAAACGACGCAATCACAAACATATCAGAATTAGGAACTAACGCCGTAAAGGACGGACTTAATAAATTGTTCGATATTGAAAATCCAGACGGGGTTAATGCTCAATTAAAAACTAGGAATGATGAAAATTCTCTAAAGTCTTCTATTGAAGAAGATTCTAGTTTAAACGTAGCAGCAACTAAAGGTACCCCAACTCAAGAAAACAGAGGTACTAGAAATAGTGGAGTTTTCTATAATCAAGACGTTGAATCATATAAGCACAAAGATGGGAATGGAAATGCCAATATAACCCTAGGGAAACGCCCATATTCTTTATTTAATAAATACTCTTTAGTTAACTTTAGAGGTACTCCGCTTAACGGAGAAGGAGGAAAAGCAGATGGTAAAAGTAAGTTTTTTAATAAAATAGATCCTAGAACTTTAGTTAACCCGACCGCATCTAAAATTATTGAATTAACAGACGCTAGTGGAGGTAATGGTTATCGATACCAATATTCTGATTTTGCAATGGCAAAATACTTTGGTAAGATACCTAACAATATGATGATAACTTTAAGAAGATTTTCGTCACCGAGCCCAGATGATATTATTAGTCCTTTAGGATTAAACGGAGCTAACACACAAGAGCCTGATATCGCAAGAGCAGTCACATGGCTGAGTGAAGCAACTGGAAATAATATGTCAGATATCTTAAATTTCTCACATGGTTTTAATTGGAAAAACGCAGAGGCTGAAGTTCAAACTGTACAATCACAACAGAAGGCAAGATCTGGTACAGCTGGAGGATTTATTAATAATAATAAAATTCTGAAAGCGGCTAGTAACGCTGCATCAGGTAGATCACAGGAACAACAAGAAAGATTAGATAATGGAGATGCAGGCTACGATTCATTTAGCAACACATACCCAAATCATGTGTTTGGTCCTTTAAATGTTATTAAGAAAACAATGGTCAGAGAACAGGGCCTTGAGTTTAATCAAGAATTTAAACTAAAGTTTGAATATGAGCTTAGAGATCTAGGAGGAGCAAATCCTAAAGTATTAATGTTAGATCAACTGGCTAATATACTAGCACTAACTTATAACAACGCACCTTTCTGGGGTGGGGATGTTAGGTATATTGGGGATGGATCTGTTGCAAGACCTTTAGGTAAAAATGATCTGTTAAAGAGCGGAGATTATATGGGATATATGAAATCTGTTGTATCTGATTTATCAGGCAAGAATACTGGGGATATGTTCGGCGATATCACCGCAGGTATTAAAGATTTTGTAAAAGAAGGTGGAATTGGAAAGACTATTAATAACTTAATGTCGGGTAGTATGATGAAAATGTTTAATTCTCCACAAGGAGGACAAGCTGTTGCTGCACTATTATCTGGAGATTCGACAGGTCAATGGCATGTTACAATAGGTAATCCATTAAATCCTATTTGTGTTATTGGTAATTTAGCATGTACTGATACTGCAATTAATTTCGAAGGTCCTATGGGATTACAGGATTTTCCAGAAAGAATGGTTGTCGAGATTACACTAAAACCAGCAAGGCCAAGAGATAAGGCAGAAATAGAAAGTATGTTTAACACAGGTAGAGGCCGATTCTACATTCAGCCAGCTGACGGAATAGATGCTAACGCAACAGTTGATGTTAATGCTTATGGTAAAACTCAAAAATCAAGTCTCGATGGAGAATTAAGAAAACATTCAAACGGTTAATATGAATTTTAAATCTATACAAAATAAAAAAATAAAAGACGGTAAGTTAAGAATAACAGAACCCGTTGTATTATTTCCGAAAAACACGCCTGTAGTTGCAGTTCATGAGGTATCCTCAGAAGAGATATGTAGAATAGATATGATATCTATTAAATATTTTAATATTGCAGATTACGCGGAACTTATTTTAAAATTTAATAATATCTCAAACCCGTTTTCAATAAATGAAGGAGACGTTTTAAATATACCATCTCGCGATATAGTATTTAGAGCTTGGAAAACAATTAAAGGAGAGGGAGACACTAAGGAAGATTCTATTAAAGATCAATTTGTTAATTCTAAAAGATTAACAATTAAGGACGCTAAGCGAGCAGAATACTTAAAAAAGAAAGCTGCTCAAAAAGAAAATGGATCAAAGCAGATCCTTCCACCTAACATCTTAAAGGACGGAGACAAGAATATTGATATTAACGGAGACACTATAATATTATAAAATGGCATTAGAAGGTAAAATTTTAACCAGGTTAGAACCTACAATAGAGCTGGATAAATATAAATTTAAATCAGAAGGTGAAGTTGATGCTGATAATCCAGGAGATTCTAACAGTACTCGAGAAATGGGGGTTGAATATCCATTGATAATCATTAATGGAAAAAGATTTAGTAGAGAAGATATAAAATCATTTGAAATTTCATTAGAAGGAGTTGTTCCAACAATAGCGTTAGGGATAATTGATAATGAATCTAATTTTAACGTGGAGTCGTTTCCAAGAGATGGTGATGTGATCACCGTCAGATTAGCAGCAAGGCCTAAGAATGATTACAAAGATATTAGAATAGATTTCGATATTACTAATGTTGAATCACCGCCAGTCAACGGGGTAGCCAGAGGATCTGGTGGGGGTAAGTATTTTTTTACCGGAGAAATAAAAATACCTGGACTGAATGCAGAACAATGTAAGTCATACGGCAAAGGAACTACAATGGATCATTTAGAAAAAATAGCAACCGATTTAAAAATAGGTTTTGCATCTAATATAGATTCAACTGATGATGAAATGAATTGCGTTACAACTTTCGAACCTATTTTAGATACTATGACTGATTTAGTAAAACACTCGTATGTTAATGATGATTCTTTCCAAACTTTTTGCATTGATCCTTTTTATTATTTAACTTATGTTGATTTAAATGTAATGTTAAATGCATCTGATGATTTTGAAGATGCCTTATTAGCCCTTGACACGGACTTAAACGATACAAAAGGATCGGACGCTACCAATACTACCAATGAAATAGAGTCTACTTTAATCCTGTCGACTAAAAACGAATTACAGGGAACGAATTTATACATTGATAAGTATTCTCTTAAAAATAATGCTGGCACAATAGCTAAAAGAAATGGATACAAAAGAGTATTACAGTACTTTGAAAACGATTCTGAAGAAGGATTAGTTAACTTTGATATTGAGCCATTAACAACCGATAAACTAAAGGATATTGTTGAGCCCCTGAAAGGTCGTAGGGATGAGGAGAGATACAAACAAGAAATAAAGTATAAATATGTAGGTAGGAGAAACAGTGATCCTGAGACTTCGAATACACACTTAAATTACAACTTTGCCGGGATACACAATCAACAAAACCTACAGGAGTTAGATAAAATGACTTTAGAGGTGGAGCTAGAAACATGGAACCCTGCGATATACAGATATCAAAGAATACCGGTGGCAATATTCCATGAAACTCAAAATCAAATAGGTCTAGATGCTGCTGTGAAAAAAACAAAAGACGAACTAGGATTTGATGCTGCACCTGCAGCTGACCCAGATGATGCCGTTGCAGGTTATTCAACGGTGGTTGATGAATTCTTAAGTGGATTTTACATTGTTGGGGCTATTAAGTATGTTTATAAGGCAGGTACTATTAGACAACATTTAACTCTTTTACGTAGAGAGTGGCCGAGTAGAATAAACAATATACAATAAAAGGCTCTTACAAAAACAAGATAAATACTATATGTCAGATTTCAAGAAAATATCAGATTTTAGAAAAGGTAAAAGAGCCAGTCAACAATACCAAGACCCGACTTATATGTCGTTCCTTATGTTGTTTGACTTTGCGGACGCTGCCAATTCACCCTTATTATCTCAGCCTGCCGAGGATTTTTTAAAAAAATTAGCAGCTGATGGTGAAACTTCTGAATATTACGGAGAAAAACTAGAAGCACTTCAAAACTTTAAAAAAGCTTTAAAGCTTATTAATAACGAAATGCCTTGGTTCTGGCAAAGTTTAGCAGGCTTAGAAAAAATACAGCAATATGATCCGTTAAATCCTTATCTTGGAGGGGATGATTCTACAATAACTATAGGAACTTTAGAGTCAATTAACCTGACAATATCTGGTTTAATGCACTTATATAGAAAGGCTGTTTTCGATGAAAGAAAATGGTCATACGTTTTACCGACTAACTTAAGAAAATTTAGAATGTATATTTATGTCACTGAAGTTAGATCTATTAAAAACATGTCTTCGCCTTCATTAAGCGGAGCTGATCTAGGAGGATTCCCAGATAACTTTAAACCTAAAGTTGGTGTAAAAAATGCAAATGCCGGAATTTCAGGCACAGGTGCAAAACCTTACTTTATGTTTGCTCTTAAGTTCTGTGAATTTGATTTAAAATCAGGAACAACACTATTTGCAGATTTACAGAAAACAACATCTGAAGCCGCAACTGGCGAAATATCAATAAGATATGAAGCACTATATGATATGGAAGCTAGAGTATTGAATGGTATTGTAGAATCTACTTATAATACAGACGATTTATCGCCGGCACCTGATTCTGAAAATAAAGAAATTAATAGTGTCGGAGATTGGTTAAAAGATCAAGCCGTACAAAAAGGAACCGCATTTGCAGATAGAGCAGTTGGAGATTTAAAAAATGCATCAATCAATAAGGTTAATGAACTAAAGCAACAAGCAAGAAACGCTACAATAGGTAGGGTAAACGCTGTTGTTGACAATTTATACAAGGATTTTGTACAAGGTGTTGATAATATAGCAAATCCTAAAGTAAACGCAAATAACGTACAAACCGCAATTGCGGATAACGTACATGGTTTAGTAGATCAAGGTCAAACAATAGGTGATGCGCTAAACACAGCAGCGGCAAAATCACTTGGTAATATATATGAATAATGGCAAGAGACAAGGAATTAGAAAAAGATAATATTAGAGAAACTCACTGGTTAGGTGAGGTAGTTGATAATGTAGATCCTTCAAATTTAAGTAGATGCCGAGTTAAAGTTTATGGTAAGTTCGACTTATTAGAAACTGAATCTATCCCATGGGCAACCCCTATGAATAGGGACTTAGTTGGTTCTCACCATGTTCCGAGAATTGGAGATATTGTAGCAGTTCGTTTTGATAACGGTAACATATATCACCCTGAATATTGGTTTCAAATCAATCAAAACAAAGAATTAAAAGAAGATATATTAGATCCTTCAGGGGCAGCACATGATGTTGTCAGTTTAGTGTATGACGCTGAACGTAATGTTAGGATTTATCATTCTCCTGAAGATGGGTTGGTAATCACAAGAGGATCTGGAGCCAAAGAGCGTCCGCTAATTCAAATAGACGAAGAAGGTATTATTAAGATCTCAACCGATCAAAAAATATTTTTAGATTCTGGTGATATATTCTTAAGCAACACTGGAGAAGGCGGAGCAGACGAAAGCGAACCAGCCGTTCGAGGAGTTTCTTTAGAGAAATGGTTAAACAAATTACTAGATGATTACAATCGACACTTTCACCCAACGGGGACAGGGCCTACTGGGCCTCCATTATTTCCGACACCATACATTGTTAACGAGTTAAAAAGGGATCACATCAAATATCAACAGACAGGTAAATAAGATATATAGTCTATAAAACAATATAATCATGCCGGCAAAATGGCCTTTATTTATTAATAATGTATCTGCAAAATTAGCAAGCAGAAGTGCAAAGAGTATGGGATTACCCCCAGATACTCCAGGAATTGGAGACTTTGCAAAGTTTCTTGCTGATGAATACGTTAACGCTGTTGCAACTGCACAAACACCATTTGGAAATACACACAGTAATGCAGGAATAAAGACTGTATTAGAGGCAGGATTTGACAAAGCATTTAAAAAGTTATACACTGATTACACTACATCACTAGAAGACAGAAAATCTTTATCACAGTATCAGTCTATTACAGAAATATTACCAGAAGCCGATTTAACATTCGACGCACATTGCGAGATCGAAAAATGGACCCTAGAGAACACAGACACTCTACAGAAGTTTAACTTTTATCCATTATATAAATCAACATGTCCGGTTCCATATCCAGAGGAGGACCCAAATGACACTACAAATGATGGGGATATAGATTTTAGTGTAGTTACTAAAGCAAGTTCAGATATAAATTCACAAACTCATAATTATGTTGTCAGGTTTATCATTAAAAAATTTAACCCTGAACAATCTTTTAAGATAAGATATACCATAAACGAAATCGAACAACCTTTATTAACAATAGGGAGTGTTGGATCGGGAGGACTTTCGGCAGGTTCAGGAAGCGGGGCTGGCGTTGGAGCTGAGGCTTTCACATCGTTAAATGTTCCACAGGAGCCAGGTAAATATACATATTCTTTTAAAGAAATATTAGATCTATCTGGAGAAACTTCAATAAAAAAAATTAATAGAACTAAATCAATAACTATAGGTGATGGAGGGGTTTTAGAAAAGTTAAGCGATATTGATACTAAACTACAAGGAGACGCTGCTGATTATCCAGAAAGTATTACTAAACCAGTTAGAAACACAGTCCCTGATTTAACTAAAGAAGAGAAAATAGATGCACTTGCAAATAGAATACTTTTAAGTAATGATGGTACTTATGATTTTAAACAATGGGTAGATACTTTAAATAGTAATAGATTAGGCCAAAGTACTTCATTGAGCCGAGAAGTATATGATAGAATAAAAGAAATAGAATCAAAGTGGAGAGCTGCTGAAAAAGCGGAAAGAGGCGCAATAATAAAAAGAGGTAATGTTGCACATGCTCTAACTAAAAATAATATTATCCCACCTATACCAGCGGATGATTCTATTAATCAATATATATTTCAAGAAGATCATGAGCAAAGGCCTGATGACATCCCGGAAGATATAAAAATAAAATTGATAACAACATTTACATATGTTCCGTCAATAGATAAATATAACTCCGCATATAACAATATTGCACAGATCTTTGCAAGAAATCGTAATAAAGTAGCGCTATACAAAAAGGAAAGAAAGAGATGGTGGGAAACTCAGAAAAAATGGGCTAGATATTTAGAGGAGATAAACAAACAAGAGATTGAGGAAGAAGGAGAAGATCCGTATGAAATAATGGCAGGTGCTATTATTAAATATTGGCAATCAGCCGCTTTACAACCATTTAAAAAAACACCGCCAATACCTCCGTGTAATATAACTGCTCCTTTAGGTGGCACGTTTGCTCCAATATATTACGGTAGTAAATCAATGTTAGCAAATGATTTAAGAAGAGCATGGAACAATGGTAAGTTTTTTGAGGTACAGGCATCAACACCAGTCGCCGCAAAATTAGTTGCAACTGCGGTTGCTGCCGCATGTGCTAAACACCTATTACAATTAAAATTTTTATACTTGGGAGGAATTTCAACGCCGGGTGGTCCAATCCCTATGATTGGTTTCATGCCAGTTGCGTTTTAAAAAGTATATATAAACTATAATTATTTATTCACTATTAACAATTTAAATTAAAAAAAGAATGTCCACAGACGTTAAAACAAAAAGAGTAAGGCTGGCTAAAGAAGAACCAGTAGCTCAAGAAACAAAACAAAAAGACAAATTAGCATATTTAAAAAATGCTAATGTTCCAGTTGAAAAATTTGATTGGGATGCACATGAGGCAGATTGTCCTTCTAGATCTAGAAAGATAAATAAAAGCCTTAAAAACACAGGTAGGTTTAATGTATACTCACATGAACCATACGCACAAGATTTCGTAGATTTACTTAACGGATATGAAGCATCTAAACCAGCTCAGATGAAAGTTGAGGTTGGTGAAATATATGCAGGTACTATTTATAGTATAAATCAAGAATGGGTATCAGTCGATATTGGATATCGTGAAAATGTATATGTTAATGTACTAAAAGAAGAAGCAAGCGTTAGAGAATTATTTGTACCAGATGCTGAGGTTAAAATTCAAGTTACTCAGATGGGCGGAGGCCGAGGATTTGTATTAGGATCTATTAGTGCAGGTATTAAATCAGCGGTAGTTAAAGAAATCATGGCTTCAATTGACGAAGGTAACACTGGTTATATGGGGACAGTTTCTCAAATGATACCAGGCGGAGGTTACATCGTTACTGTACAGGGGGTTGATTGTTTCATGCCAGGCTCTTTAGCTGGAATCAACAAATTAGCGGATTTTGAATCTATTGTAGGCGGGAATATGTATGTTGTGCCAGTTAGTTTTTCAGAAAAAAGAGGAACTATTGTAGTATCTCACAGAGAATACTTAAAAGCAATGATTCCTTCTAAAATTGAAGCACTAAAGGAAAATCTAACACAAGATCTTACTGGTAAAGTTACAGGTTCTGCAAAATACGGAGTATTTGTAGAGTTTGATGAATGTTTAACTGGAATGATTCACGTAAATGATCTAACTCCTGAACTATTAAAAGCACACCGAGCTAGAGAAATCAAACCAGGAGATGATATTAACTTTAAGATTAAAGAAGTAGTATCTAACGAAAAGATTATCTTAACTCAGATTGATGCTAAACCAGTTGTTGACTTATGGGATGGTATTACTGATAGAATCAAAACACCAAGTGAAATTGTTGGAACAGTTCGAGCAGTAAAAGACTATGGTATCTTTGTAGACATTGAAAAAGGAGTTGCTGGGCTATTACATATTTCAGAAATTGAAGATGTTATAGATTTAGAAACTATTAAACCTGGAGATAATATCACAGTACAGGTTACTAGAATCGATCCAGACTCTAGAAAGATTTTCTTGAAAATCTAAGACGACTTTATTTTTATAAACTAAAGGCCCATTCATTTTATGTTTGGGCCTTTCTTATTTATAATCATTATAAATTACAAAATAATTGCCCAAAAGTTTTTTTATATCAATAAAAAGTGTTATATTTAATTATAATTAAAAACGTAATAGATATGTCAACCGAACTAAAATCACTTAAAGGTCAATTTCACAGTCAAAAGACAAACGAAATGGAAAACACTGAAATGTCATTGACAAGATTCAGTGGAGGTAAAGAAGGTATGAAACTCCAATTAACAATGAGAGCACAAGAAGACTTCTTCACACATATCACCCTTAATAAGAGTGAGATCAAAAAATTAATCAAAGAACTTCAAGAAAACTTTGAACTTTAAAAAATTAAAACATGAAATTTAAAGAATTAAAATTTAGAAAATTAGGATGGGGAGGAATAAACGCAACACATCACTTCGATAACGGATTAATATTGAGTGTTGCTGCTGGTAAAACAGCATACTGTACGCCAAGAGAAGATTTAAATTCTGAAAAAGAACATTCTTCTTTTGAGATTGCAATATTACATAAAGATAATATACCTTTTTTTACTAAACTAGTAAAGCCGGGAATTAATGATGATGTTATTGGATGGGTAGGCCGTGAAGATATTGATGAAATATTCCCATTGATAGATAATATAACTGAAGATGAGATTTCTAATTTTATTATAGCAACTAATTTACTTGGAGATGATTAGAAAGAAAATACATAAACACCAAGGAGGACCTATCATTATTGATTTAACTGGACCGGACGGCAATGCGTTTTCATTACTTGCATATGCTAAAAAGTTTTCACAAGACCTAGATAAGCCATATGAAGATCTACTGAAACAAATGCAAAGTGGAGATTATGAAAATCTAATTCAAGTTTTTGATGATGCGTTCGGTGATTTTGTGATTCTAGAAAGATAGTTTCAATATTATCATAATATATCTTGAATATATAAACTAACTTAAGTTTAACATATATTCTAGGATGAACACATTTAACGATTCAGAAATACTAAAAAAATGTCTGGTTGGAGTAGAATTTGAATTCTATTCTAATAAGACAATTGACGAAACTGCAAAAGAACTTGCAAAGCTTATTGGTAAAAAAATAAGAGTTGAAGCAAAGGCGCATAGCGATTTTGAAGTTACAGCAGATGAGTTTAAAATAGAGCCTGATATGAGTGGTGGTGAAAAGCTAATGGAGCTTGTTACTGGTGCACTTCCATATTACGCTGCTCGACTGATGATCATTAATGTATGCAGATGGATTGAAGAAAATGGTTACACTAACGACAGATCATCAATTCACTTAAACCTATCTTTTGATAAAAATCAGATAAAAGAAAAGAACAGAATTTCTAAAATGAATGTTCTTAAATTTATATTAGATTTTAAAGAGGACAAGGTTTTTAAATTCTTTCCGGAAAGAGAAGATTCAGCATATGCTAAATCTATAAAATTTGTACTTCCAAAATCAGGTATGAGTTTTTTTAACGGAGAACATATACACTCACAAAACTTCATCTACCCTGATTCTAAATACTATGGAATCAACTTCGATAAAAGACATAAAAATTATTTAGAGTTTAGATATATTGGAGGAGCTGATTGGGAAAAGAAAACATCATCAATCCTACACATGTTAGATCAATTTCTAATACAACTTTGGAATTCGACTGAAGATAATCATTTCACACAACTTAATGCAATAGAGTTAAGAAGGATATTGGCTGAGAACAAAAGAATTATCGACGCTAGATCTAATTGGAGAGCAATTGAAAAAAACTGGAAAAACGTAGAGTTTACGGTTGATTTAAGAAAAGATGCTCAGATTTTAGACCTACATTGGCAAAATATTAAAGAAAGGGTAATTAGATTATTTACACATGGTTCTCTTGTTAAGGGGCATATTAATTATGATTCAGATACCGGTAAAATTCAAGTTAATAAAGGTGAATTAAAATATTGTGTTGAATTAGAAAGATATGATTTTATCGAGTGTGATATTCGTGGTGAGTTATTTTACTGTGATCTATTTAGATGTAAAATAGAAGGTTCAGATATTCATGATTGTAATTTTTATGACAATTGTGAAATTGTTTCATCTAAAGTAAAAAGCAGTTATATTCACCAGAGTGTTACGGTAAAAGACGGTTATATATATGGTGATGGTATCTTAAAAGGTACTATGGAAGACGGTATATTTAGAGAAGGAAGATACGATAAAAAATTAGCAAAGTTTAAAGGAACTGAAAAGATCCTATACAACGAAGTTTAAAAAATAAAATAATAAAAATGAGTAATATTTTTGTAGGTCAAGAATCATGGCTAGACGACATAGAACCAGGAAATGATTGTTTTAATACATTTGTATTAGAATTAGCCGATGATGTTACAGGTTCTTGTATGATCCCAATGAATTTACCAAAAAAGGAAGTTCAAAACATAGTTAAAAGAGCTAAAAAATGGTTTTATAAAAACTATGAATATTCTGTCAAAGAAAGTTTTGTGGTTTTACCTCACGCTCTATTTGAGTCTGACAAATTTAAAGCAACAAGATCTTTTACACTACCAGGAATGGACCCATCAACTGGCGGAAACGAAATATACTCAGTGTATGGTTGTTCAGAAACTGGTTCAAGATGGGGAGGTTCAAGCGATATTGATTTTCAAAAAGGAGATTTCAGTATGGAAAGAATGATGATGCAAGGAACATATGGCGGTGCAAACACAGCAGCAGCTGCAGAAAACCTACAATCATATGTAATTAACGAAAGTTTTTATGATCTTGCTAGACAAATCATAGATAACCCAATTAGTTTTAATTATAACCAATTAACACACGAACTTAAATTCACAGGAGAAACACCTAAAAGAGATATTATACTTGAAGTTTACGAAACTATTCCGGAATGCGCTCTCTTTGGAGATGAAGCATTCTTTAGATATTGTGCAGCAAAGATCAAAGTTTCTTTAGGTCAAAAACTAGGAATATTCGGATTTACATTACCTGGAAATATTCAAGTAAATGCAGATCTTATACAGGGATTAGGAGAAGGAGAATTAGAAGCAATAATTGAAGAAATAAAAGGAGACGAAGGAACGGATTGGATGATGCATTCTTAAACGTATATATAATCATATGGAGTTTTACGTAAAAAATATTGGGGAACCTAACTATAAATCTGATGTAATGCAACAGGACAGTGAATTGTCAATGTTGTTAACGCAGATACAAACAATGCTTTTCACTAGAAAGGGAGAAGTATTAGGGCAACCTAATTTTGGAGCAAACTTAGAAGATTATGTATATGAGTTAAGATATAATGACTATCAATTAAAAACAGTTATTGATAATCAAATAGCTGAATTTATACCACTAGCTTCTAAATATAACGTTAGTGTTGGTATTGAAGTAGTCGATGATGTGGCAAACCACGTAGTCTTTTTAGATATTACAGTAGATTCTAGATTCCAATTAGGAGTCTATATATAAAATTATAAAAATAAACAATGGCTGAATTTAAATTTTTAAATGCAACTAGATTAAGAGCAAACGAAATGATCTCAGATACGAGGTCATATATTTCTCGTTTATATGGAAGGACTGGCGAATTATTCACAACAGCGTCTCCATTCTCTCAAGTATTAGATGTATTATCTGAAATAACTAAACTTATTTTCTTCTACATAGAAGACGCAACGGTTGAACAAAATATATTAACTGCACAAAATAATGAATCTATTTATGGACTTGCTAGATTAGCAGGGCACGACGCATTTAGAGGAGCAAGTGCATACGGTGAAATAAAAATAAGATTAAACACGACAGCAGCTACTGATATTGCAGGAGACGCTCTTAACATACCACAAAATTCTATTATAAAATGTACGTCTAATGGTTTAGAATATATTTTAAAGACAAACAACGATCAATTTAGAATTGAAAAAAGTAATGTTAACTATATTTATATTCCAGTAACCCAAGGTAAAATAGAAACTCAAACAATAACAGCAACTGGTGAAAAATTACAATCATTCAATGTAATTACTAAGAAAAACACAGATCACCATTCAGTTAGAGTTAGTGTTAACAGTGAACTATGGACTAAATATGATTCACTATACGATATGAAAGTTGGTACCAAAGGATATTTAGTTAAAACTGGAATCAACGGAGGATTAGATATTTATTTTGGAAATGGTTCTTTTGGTGAAATTCCAGCCTCTGGTTCTTCTATTGATGTAGAATATTTAATTACTGACGGAGCAAAGGGTAATTTAACAGGATCAAAGGATCTTACTTTTAAATTTATAACTGAAGGATTTGATTCTTTAGGAGAAACTTATGACTTAAATGAGTTATTAGAATCATCTTTTACTGCGGCACCTAAAATGGGAGCAGATCCAGAACCTACTGAATTAACTAAATTAATTGCCCCATTGCAATCTCACTCATTTGTATTGGCAAACCCAGAAGCATTCGAGCACTTTCTATCAAGATACGGAATGTTCTCTTATTTAGATGCATACAATACAACAGATGACGGATACATTGACGATGATAACGTGATTTATTTATTCATGCTACCCGATACTGCTAGAAAATTAACTAAGAATAAAGATTACTTTAACTTAGAATTAGATGAATTCTTTTTCTCAAGTGATGAAAAGAATGGATTCTTAGAATTACTTGAAAATAGTGGCCAACAAATGGTAACAACTGAAGTTAAGATCGTTGAGCCAGATGTTCAATATTTTAGTATGGATGTAAAGGTTAGATATTTTGAAGGTTATAATAAACCAGCACTGTATTCTGAAATCAGATCTAAAATATCAGACTATTTAATTAATATAACAAGAAGAGATCGTTTACCAAAGTCAGACATCATAGCCCTTTTAGAGAGCATTGAGGGGATTGATTCCGTAAATGTAAGATTTATCTCGAAAGTAGAAGAAGATGCAAGGAGACAAGGATACTACACTCTAGAGAAAGTTATGGTAACACCATCAACTCCTATATTAGAAGACATTGGTAATGGAAAACAAAAATATGTTTTCTTTAAGAGAACAGTTACTGAAAGAAAGATAAGTTTTGAACCTAATGCTGCTTTACCAGAGGATGTTATTAATTTAGATTCTTTTGGAGATATTTTATTAGGTAAAGAAGAAGTTGCCTTATTTAGAGGAGGTTGGTTAGATCGTGATGGAGTTGAAATCCCAGACGATGCTAAACTAGGAGAACAGGCTGCACTATCAATTTACTTTGATGAACCCGCAGTACCAAACACAATATTTTCTAAAATACAAGCTAAAAATAGAAAAGCACTATAATGGCATCATTAATACAAAATCTATTTAAGAGCAGACAGAAAAGGAATTATAGTATTCGAGAGAGTGCGATGGATAATCGCAAAAACTTAGGTAATGATTATACAAATAACATGCTAAGAAAATCTATTTCTCCTTATATTGTTAGAAATAATAGAATGAATGATTTTATAGTTTTAATCCAAAAGGTATTATCGGATCTAGTTGGTTCGGTAACTTATTTAAAAGGATTCAAATCATTTACAACTAAAAAAGATTATAAAAACTTTAGATAATGGCAAACACTTATAGCAATCTAAGATTTTTTGATAGTGAATCTAATGACTTAAATTTAATTTATGACAATGAATTAAATATTTGGAAAGGGGTTTCATATTTACCAGTTGTTTCTACTGAGCTATATGAGACATTAACTTTACATATATTAGAAGAAGTCGTAGGGCCTTTAGGTGAAAAGTTACACGTAACTCCAATTGCAGAATCTACTGGTGAAGTTTCTTTTAAATTTAGATTTAAAGATGACTATAATACGAGCGAAGATTTATTTCTATATAGTGCTAAGCAAGATTCAGGAGAATTATACATACAAATAGATAATTCACAAGTAGGTCAACTACTGCCGGCAACTACTTCAACCTCAACATCTAACGATATAAAAGTAGTTACAGATAATTTAAAAGCCACACCAATAACTGCACAAGTTGCACTAAATTCTAGTGATGAAGGTTTTCACATTAGAACTTTAAGCATTACTGAATTAGTTGATGGTGTTGAAACTAGAGAGATTGCACAAATTAAAGTATACGGTGAAGTCGAAGGAGAGGATGAAAGACTAAGAACTTTACTTTCTAACATGGGAATGAACTTAGATGATTTAGATTATTTTATCTTTAAAGATTCTAACATACAAGAACAATCTCCTGATTTTATTATATTAAATCAAAAGCGTAAAGAATTACTTTTACAAGCTTCTCAAATCAAGCCATTTATTGGAACGTATAAAGCTCTGCTAAATGCAATTGATTTCTTTGGATACGATAAAATCACACTAAAAGAATATTGGCTAAATATCAATGAACAATCTGAAAACTTTGGAAAATTAAAAGCAGTTGCTGTTCCAAATCAAGATGTTGTTGGTTTCTTAGCTGACAAAAATAAAGGAGGAGAGTTACCAAACTCAAATCAAAAGAAAACCTCAAGGTTTAGTTTAGTGTATCGATTAAATACACCAACAGGGCTACAAGATGAGTGGGATATTCCAACAGTACAGGAGACTATTGACTATTCACCAGATGAAGTTTTAATTAAATTATACGGATTAAAAAAGAAATTACAAAAAGATTATCTTCCACTGCAAGCTAAGATTGTAGATATTACAGGTGAAGGTGATTACTTTTCTCAATTTAATCAAAACGTTTGGAACAACCAACAATCTATTAAAACACAAGACGCTGGGGTTGAATTTAACCCTGTCATTGAGCCGTCTGGTAGAAATATATTTATAGAAGATTTACGTAAAGTTGATTATAGACTTACAGGATTTGCACAGGACTTTGGTTCTATTAGTTCTTCAGATAAATTAACTATCGCGGAATCTATTACTGATTTTTATACAGAATATTACAATAGCAATTTAGATACATTTAACACAATTGATGGAATTCCAATTGGAGCCCCAATCAATTTACACATTGAAGGAATTGAAGACAGCTGGGATGCTGCTGAATTTTCTTTTATGGATGCCGAAGATACTGGTAATCACCTATTGACTTGGGATAATTGGTGGCATCGTGGAGTTTACGAAATTGAATGGGTATTAAGAGGACCAAAGAATTATCTAAGATCTTTCAGAGGGCCTATCGAAGAATATTTGCATTTTCCAATGACTTTACCTTATGTTGGTACTTATACTGTTGAGGCAAATGCATACGATTTATATAACGTTAAAAGTACTAAGATTTTAAAAGATGCGATTGAAGTTAAAAACAAAAACGTTGAAGTTTATGGATTGACTCAATTAGCACCTAAAAAATTAGACTGGAAAGAATATAAACATAAATGGGATACTGCTGGTTCTAGTTGGGATTGGTCAAGAGAAAATATCACGCCAGTTGATGAAGTAATTGGAACTTATTATTTAACAATGGATCGTGCAAATTACATATATGATCAAAATCAGTATGGAATAGCAGCGTCAACTGTTAGGAGATATTTAGATTCTAGTAGTGCAAGTGGTTTTAGTGAAACTGCTGGCCCATATCAATGGGCATCTCTTAAGGCGCATGTATGGGACGACGGACCGGAGATTACTTGGAAAATGACAAGAGTCGGCGCAGACATTAATTCTTCTTTTCAGATAGATTTAACTAATGTAATACAAGGAGATGTTTTAACAATTACACAGGAAGATCCGATAACTGGAGATTCTATCGAAGATTCATATACAATTACATCTACACTACCAACTTTACATACTGAAATCTCTTTATGGAATGACGTTGCGTTTGAATTAAGAACTTTAGATCCAGAAGAGCATCCATTGTTTTCTAAATTTAATTACAATCCAATTTTAAAAGACATAGATGCGGACGGTACTGAAGATAAATGTGAATATATATTAGTAGTTGGAAAAGAACCTTCTAGGAGTTTTGATTTTAAATCAATATCTTTTTTAAGTTCTGTGAATGCAATCAACGAGGAGATTAACTTTATAAGTTATAACCCTAGTTTTGATGACACATATATAGTAAATAGTATGGCGGAATTGCATCTTTTAAATCATATGACATTTTCGTATGATTTAAGTAACATGCCAGGAATAATTAGCCAACAGTGGAAATTAACTAACAATACATTAAATATCGAAGATATATATTATAGTAATCCAATATTAACTCACTTGTTTAGCGACAAGGGATATTATACAATATCTTTAGATTTATTGGATTCTAACGGAAATAAAAACACAGTAAATAAAAACATATTAAAAATTATTTAAAATGGCAAGTATCACAACAATTTTAGGAACAGATAGTCTATCTTCGTCAAGAATCGTATTAAACGATAATTTTCAGCAGATGAACGACGAGCTGATTAGCATCGGTAATTTACTTGATGTTAATACTCAAACACTAACCCTTACCGGGGCGGTTGCAGCATCATCATTAAATATCTCTGGTGTATTATCTGCAGATTCAACTTCAGTTATATTATCAAAACCGACAACAATCGAAGGATCATTAACTTTAGAAGAAGGTTTAATTTATTCTGTATCTACCGGTGCAGTATCAGTTATGCCCTCAACTTACACAAAATCAACATACGTTTTAGACGGTTCTGTTTTAACAGGAGTAAATGTAGTTGCATTAGGAGTAGAAGGACAATGTGTAACTTTTATCGCAGATGAAGATACTCAAATCGATGCATCTAACGTTGCGGGGGTTTCAGCTAACTTCACAATTAACGATAACGGAACATTAACACTAAGACAAGTTAATTCATTATGGTATGTAATTTCTCATGCTAACACGACATTAACATTCTAAAAAAATAAAACAAGTAAATGGCTACACCATTAATTAGAATTCCTCAAGAACAGGGAGGTACTATGTACGCTTTTTCTAGTGCTGCTAGAGATCTTACACGCGCATACTATAATCCAGATGTTGTTTTTGAATATTCGAAATTCGCTCTATTAGATTTACCAGTGGTTGCAGAACCTTCAGGTAATTCAACAAACAATTACATACAATTCGGTAATTTACATGAGGGTGGACCAGTTGCTGTTGACCCGGTAACCGGCTTACCAGGGATTGCACCTAATTATGATGCGACTTCTCCGGACGATAACGCAAATCGCCATTTTGCTACTACGTTCCAGAATTATGCGCTCAACCTTGAGAATTTTATCTTAACGGATGACGATTTTGATAGCACAATATATGCATCTGATTCAGAAAAAATCTTTTTTAAATGGTTAAATGAAATTGGAGCATTTAGAACAAGACCTGCTAATTCGCAAGAAGCAACTTCAGGTTATAATAGAGTAGTTGAAGAAGATGATTCAATTCAAAGTGGATCTGAATACGGCCAAGTAGTGAAATACTTAGGAAATGTAGACGTAACTAATGATAAAAATTATAACGGTGATACTTATAATGAAGTTTTCATTAATGTTCCTACTTCAGCTGGATACACTCCAACAGTTTTATTTAAAAATTCAACCTTTAACACAACAGCTACCGCATATCAGCCAGGTTCTTATATTAACGGAAGAGATGGTCAAGCTCACCCAGATTCTAATATTTCATTAGAGTCTCTTGCAGATTCTGAAAACGGTACAATTAATATCGATCCGAATTCAACATACAATTACGGAATTGAATGGAATCCAGTATCTTATGCTGCAATTGATGCAGACTCTAAGTTAAGTACAATTCAAGACTACTCGAAAAGAGGTGGAGATTTTAGATTCAATGCAATTTTAGTATACTATGATGTTTACTCTAAATCAAACCCAGGAAATAGAACAACTAACCTATATGGTGTTATTATATTAGACAACTGGAAATATGATCCTGCTAATACGGGATGGTATCTACCTGAATTAAGTAAATATAAGCCAAACGAAGTAACTGGACTAAACGGAAATGCATTTGCTTTAAAATTAAACGTTAAGTTTAATTCATCTTTAGATAATGTAGGTATTGAAACAAACATCAATGACTTTACAACGTTCTCGATGGATTTGTTTTTTGATACTACAAGTTCTTTAGAAAATGCTGCTAAAATATTAGCAGAAGCTAGTCATAGATTTAATATCATATCTAACAGATTAGATAGTTTAGAAAATTTAATGATGACTTCAGTTGATCAAAGCTCTATCTCTGTTAAAGTAGAAGCATTAGAGCAATCTATCGAAGATGCATCATTAAACTTTAGCAATGCTGGATCAATCTTAGATATTATATCTAAGACAAATGACAGATTAAACCAGGTTATCAGTGGTAAGATTCCAACAGCAGTTCAATACAACACAGACGTTATTGCAGCTGGAAATGGTATCTTAATAGATAAAAGTAACCCGGAAAAAATAAAAATACAAAACACAAACAACGGATATAGTCTTAATGAATTACACACATACGATTCTAGTGGAAATGTTGTTGTTGATAAAATAAGTGAAACATCACCTTGGAATCCTCAACAAGCTGCATCTGGTATTGGGATATGGACAAGACTTAAGAGATATGATAATCTAATTAGAATATACACTGAGCAAGGAGAGACGTTCACTAGTGATTTGGATATATACTTAGATGACAGCGTTATCCCTGTTAAATTAGGACATATTGTTAAATTAGCTTTTAAAACACCTATTTTAGACTTAGATAATAATGGAATTAATATATACGTAGGTAAAAAAGATAAATGGGTATTAAAAAATACGATCAACTCAACCGATCTATTAAGTAATAAGCCATATATCGAATTAGTTTGCGTTGACGAAATAAACAAGACATTCGAACTTGAAATTATAAGATAATTATGAGTGCACAAAATTCAATATCACAATTACTCGAACAGTTTCTAGAATTAAACACTAATTCACTAGAAACTTTCAATCGTATTAATGAAGCGATCTCAACTGATAAAGAAACAGTTACTGTAGATTTATGGGACCCTTCTGGCGAAGGAGTTAAGTCCGTGCAGATTCCTGCGTTTGGATATTTAAAAAGAGAAATTGAAAGACTAAATAAAAATTTAGAGTCTATTTCTGGTGTTGAAGGTAATGGAGCAAATGTAAGATTAAAAGATGGTTCTTATAGAAAAGTATATACTTCTAAACTTAAAGGTCCTTCTAAGCCAATCACATCACTAGCAGCACCTACTCAATTTAATACAAAATTAAATGAATTCTTTGAGGACTTTTTAAATCCTCTATTAACTGTTAAACTAGATGTTAGCGGTCAGATTCCAGTGGAAACTGAAAGAGTTTATATTGAAAGATTTATCTTTGATTCAACTGACGGAAATACTTCTGATTCTTTTGATGAATTATACAAAGGAGAAAGCGAAATTACATATAAGGCTTTACAAGATAAAATTACAGAAGGCGGTTTAAAATATTATTTAGACTCAGAAGTAATTGAAATGCCAATTAGATCAATACAGTATTTTGGTAACTTTGATGTGACTAAAATATCTAATGAGCAGAAGTCACAAGTTGTTGATGGTATCACTCGAACTAAAACAGTTAAGTTATTTACTCTTGACAAACTGACATACTCAGATGCATCTAAAACACTTCTAGAGACTGAAGTTTTAAAAGTTTCTGATTCATTAGTAGTTAATTCTGGAGAGCTAAAGACCAGATATATTGTAAGATCTATTGATAGTTCAACATCACAAATTGAATTAGAGTTAATTGAAGGATTTGAATCGATTAAAGTAGGTTCAAATGTGTTATCAGTATATAGAGATATTGACACAGACTTAGACGTTGAAATTAAGGTAGGATTTGATGAAAGACAAGTAATATTTATCAAACCAATTGATCCTTTATCAAACATACCGGCAAATGAATATTCTCCGGGTATTGGTTTTTATTCAAACGAATTACAAATAGCAGCCGAAGACGGTACTATTAAAACATTAGCATCTTATTATAAAAATGAGGTTGCTGATTTTGGGCAATTTATTAAAGCACTTAAAGTAGATTATATTCCACCAGCAGCAGTTGGTATAAAGCCGGATTCTCCAGCAGTTTCTACTAATGATTTAAAAGTTATCCAAATAAACAAGCATTTAACAGATAACACCACAACTAAAAAAATTAAACAACTTAAGTCAGATAAATTAGCAGCTGAACAAAGTTTAAAGAATATTAATGAGGCTATTAAGGTTAAAAAATCTCTACTAAATACTAAGAAATTTAAGTCTAAGGTTGAGAGAGATAAACAACTTAATGAATTTAAAGCCCTTGTAAACGAAAAAGCATCTGAAGTTAAATTATTTGCATCTATTGTTTCTGAAATTAAGGCAGCAGCAGAATCGGCAGATATTTCTTCAGCTACTCCAAAATTTAGAGTTAGAGGATTCTGGCCTATTCCGGCACCCAAGACTGTTGGTGATGAGCTTTCGCAAGAAGTAGTTCAATTTAAAACTAGATATAGATACGTTTCTACTTCTGGAAAAACATCAAACATTGATCAAATCGCGTTTGATGACACAACTAACGGTACTAAAAAGACTGCAGCATTCTCAAACTGGATCGAAGTCGATGGACCTGTTAGAAAGAGAGAGTTAAACGAAGACGGTAAATATGAATGGATAGTTGAAAGCGAAGAAGATGCACAAGCAGTTAATTTTAATTCAATTGATTTACCAATAAGATCTGGAGAAATTGTTGAGATTATGGTTAAATCTGTTTCAGAAGCAGGTTTCCCAGCTAATCCAATAACAAGTGAATGGACTGATGTTATTAAAGTAGAATTCCCAGAAGGTGAATTATCTACAGAATCACTAGCTGGCTTAATTTCACAAAACGAATTAGACAATTTAAAAGTTTCTTTAAAAGAAGACTTAGAATCAGTTGGTGTATATGATCACGTTGGAGATTCATTTACTGTAAACGAAAAATATTTTGCACACAATGCCTCTTCATTAGCGTCAGGCTTTTTAACAGGAGAGCAAAATCCAATTTCAGTATATGATAAGCTTTTAGAACTTCAAAACGAAGTAGAATCTTTAAGAGCTCAAATCGACGGTACTATTGGAGAATTACTAGTACAAATAATCGATGAAGATGGTAATGTAACGCCAGTATCTAATAATAGTAAAGTTAAACTATTTGCTGGATATTATATTGATGAAATTCCAACAGGAGCAGGTGGTAAAGGATTCATCGTTACTAAAAACTTTAAAATAAATCTATCTAATACTAAAGCGTCTAACTTAGAATTAATCGCAAGAATATTAGGAGATGTTGAACAACCTGCATACTCTTCTACCGATACTCAAGTATGGGGAAGACAAACAGGGGCAGTTGATCCAATAATAGCAGCAGATACATATTATACAACCGAAGGAAAATACGACTTAGTACCTGTTGTTTATCAAAATTTAGATGCTACTGAATCTGACGAAACATATTTCAATGATAGTCCGGTACAGTCATCTCAACTAAGAGGTCAATTTATGTATTCAAGGTTTATGAATCTTGCAAACGACAATGGGCATTATTTAAGAGACATTGATGGTAGTGATGGAGACATTGATTTAGGTGATACTTCAGGGTATGACAAATATGAATATGGTATTAATGATGCATATAAAATAATAGGGGTAACTGATATTGCAAACGGATCAAAATCATTTACAACTGCACAACAAGAAGCATGGGGAACGTTCGTGCAAGGGGATACTAGTTTTATCTGGAACGGTGAAACTGAACTTGATCGTAATTTAATATCACCGGACAATGTTACAGTATCTTTATACGATAATGCAATATTTATTCACGACTCTCACCCATATTCACAACAAGCAAAAGGTACTGATGGTTTAACAGCACTAGATATCGCTAAAAACGGTCTAATTGGATTACCTAAAACAGCACCTAGAAGAGCTAGTGATTTACATGGAAAACAACAAACCGCATTTAAATTAACTCCGACTATTATTGATGCTACTAATGGAAATTTAACGTATGGTACAAGAACTGCTTTAAAAAATTCATTTGAACCGAATGATCAATACTTATTAGGAGGACATTCATGTGGATCTTTCTTATACATATCTCCGCTAGGTAAAGACGCCTTAACAGTTGATGCTAGTAATAAAAGGGGTAAAAAGATAATCGAAGGAAATAGCTCTAACGCAATAACGGTTGATTTAGTATATCAATACAGAATGACAGATTATTATGGTGAAGAAGATACTACTAGAGGTAGAGTTGGAGGTATACTTACTAACACTTTACAAAATTTAACATATTCTAAAGTAATTGGTATAGATATCGTAGATTCAAACGGTAATGATTTCCAATTCGATATTGAAGTATATTCTAAATATAGAGCGACTGGTAAAAATATAAATTCTATAACGTCATCAATGTTAACTAATTATACAACAACCGGTAAATATACTCCGTTTAGAGGTAGAAACGTTGATTTTTCACTACCTAACATTAGAGAAGAATTTTAGACATAACCTGATAAAGGGACCTCTTAAAATTATGATATATAATTTAACTAAAAAGAGGTCCCAGTAATGGCTATAAATTTTAACACAAATAATAAAGAGGAGGAATCTTCATTCGCACTACTAAGAACAAACCCAAAGTTAACTAGCAATTTAAAGTTAATTGTTGATTCTGCGGAGAATATGTTTTTAGGTGCCTTTAAGGCTAACAAAGTTCTTTCAAAGGTAGAATATCAAAAGTTTGAAGTTTCAGATACAGGAATTTACTCAAATGATGTTGCTCGATTTTTTAAAGGAGCACCTGTTGACGAAAGGTTTCAAACATTAAAAAAATACTCTGACATTACTCCATATTCAGATTACTCATTTCAATATGAGGATCAATATAATTATGGTGCAAGTTTTAATTCAACTAAGCTATACGACGAACAGTATAAGCTTTTTGCTCCTATCTGGTTAGACCGTAGAATCCCTAAAAAATTCATAGTATATCGAGTTGATGATGTTGATTATAAAAACAAATACAACGAAAATACTCTCGGTCAAAATGATAGAATTCTAGAGTTATTAGAATCTGCGACAATTGTTAAAGCATTTGATCTTACTAGAAAAAGTAACATTGGAAGATATCTACATTCACATGTATTTGATAAAGGCATGCCAGAGTCTGCTATTGAATTTAACTTTTCAGACAACTGTGCCGTATTATACAAAGGAATCGATACAACTAAAGGCGGATTTGTTTCTAAGAAAGACTTTATTGCAGAAGACTATATTCAGCAAGATAATTTAGAAATTAACACCAATGAAATAATTACAAAAGGGTTTGAAAGACATGGTGTAATCTCAGCTAATTTAATTAATCTTGAGTTTATGTTTGATGATTATTCAGCAGAAGATTATAAGATTTACAGGTACTTTGGATTATATGTTGATGATATTGAAGAAGGTACTTTTAATATTAACTCAGTATCTTCTAATAACGTTGTAAGTATTGAACCAAATACAACACACACGGTATATGACGTTGTCGGAGCGGGAATAACTCACGAGGATATGTTACCAAAAACTGCTGAGCTAAAGTTGCCTACGCTTTCTTATATTAATTTAGGAGAAGATTCATTTTTACATATAAAGAACAATCAAAAGGTAGAAAATTTACAAATACCAGTTACTAGCAGTATTGATATTAGTAGTTTAATAAAATCAACTAATTATGCAATTGCACAAAATAAACTGCAAGCTCTTTCTAAAAAAATTATAAACAAACCATTTATAAAGTTTGAAATAACGAACAGGCCAATAATAAACGATAGATTTTATATTGGGGATAAAACAGAGATTGAAATATCAAATCATGTTATTTATGATTTTACATTAATAGCAGATGATAACTTACCTGCTGGTAATTTCTCTGGTAATAAGTTTTCAAACCAAGGTACTTTGGAGCAAGTTGCAATAACTATTAGTAGACTGATTGCAGATATATCTAATTATAAAACAAAAGTAGACGGTAGATCTGTTATTGTTGAAGATTATGCAAATGGAGATAATAGAAATAGATTATCATTCGGACTATATGATTTAAATGCTTCTGATTTTATAAATATTGAAGTTGCTAAAGAAGATCATACAGGGTTACAAAATTACACAGGTACTCAATTTGATGACTGGTCATTATATACCGCATCGGGCGGATCTAAAGTAGGAGCTGCTTTCTTGGTAGATGCTAGCGAATTAGGAGAAGCCAGCGTAGGCCAATATGTAAAGCATTCTAATTTAACTAAATACTTTAGAATAATAGATATTGTAGAGGACCATGCAAATAAAGACACGTATAGAGTTGTTTTAAATAATGAATTTAAAATACCAAGTGACGGTACAATTCAATTATACAATAAGTTTACCCCTAGTTTTGGTAAATTTAGTGCGTATTCGATAAAAGATTTTGATTTTGATTTTTATTCAACTAAAAATTCAGAATTAGGAGAATTAGAGTATGAATCTTTTGGTGAAGGTTATGTGCCTTCTGATAATTTTGCAGGATTGTCTCCCGTATTATATCAAGAGACTATAGAAGAAAATGCGGCAGCTGCTAACATTAGCTCAGAATATGATAGATTACATGAAAACGAGTTAAAGGAAACCTCTCTTAAAAGTAGAATAGTACCTACCATTATGAAATATTCATTAAAGAATGGTACAAACGCTAGAAATTTACCTTATATTTTAAATATAAGTGAAGCATTCGGTCCTAACAATCTTTCTCCTGAAATAAGATTAGAATCAGGTAGAAATTATGATAACTTAAATATGGAGCATTTCCATTTTAACGAAATACCAGCAAGTTTTCATGATAACAATACCCTCACTGGATTATCCTCATTCACGAGCTTTACAACAACTGAAGGAATAAGTTTAGGTCAATTAAAATCTACCTTAGTAGATTATTTTAGTCTGTACTTTAGATGGAATGGAGCAGTTAATCAAAATGACGGAATGTGGATAGATGATAAATCTAAAAAGCTATACACTAAATTCAACGGAGGTACGTCTGAGTTAGAACCTAGTACAGTATTTAGAGGATTGCGATATATTTATAAAAAAAGAAAGGAGTTCATTAAAAGTGCTCCTACCTCATTTGAGAAAACAACAGATGTTAATTCTTTTAAATTTGGAGTTACGCTACAATATGAGAAAGATGGAGAATCTAATTCAGTACAATATCGAGTTATTAAAAACGACACATTTAAATTTATTTGTGTAGTTATTACAATAAATGTTAAAGAAAATATAGTAGATTACTTAGATCGTTCATCGGTTTATGAATTACAAGATATTAAAGAAGAAATATTAGACGTTAACGGCGATCCTATTGATAGTATTATTGACACAGATATATCTTTTGAAATAGACTTAAGTAGATCTGATTGGCCACAAAATCCTAATGATGAAGTTATAGTATATGCAAGTCAATTAGCAGTAAGTGGAGGAACATCTGCATTTACTAAAGAGATTACGCTGAATGAAGATGGAAAATATTCATGGATATATTTTCCATATGAAGCAAATGGACAAACTCAATACGCATGTATGAAGGTGGTTTCAATTATTAATGACGATCAAATTATTGTTTCTGGATTACCTATCCCATTCACGTTAGAGGATGGTCCAGTCTTTGGAGGATTTCCATTAGATCCACAATTATTAGACTATATACCAACAAGTACTGTGTTTAAATATTGGAGAACTGGTTCAGCGGGTTGGAAAAATATACTAGAAGAAATAGTATCGTACAACTTTGCAAAGAGATTTAATAATTTTGGAGAAGTATTTTATACTAGAGTAGATGGTAATTTTCCAGATCAAGAATTTATTGATGATTTTGTTTTAGAAGTACAAGACGGTGTTGAAGTAGTTAAACCTTCAGTGCTTGATACTGCAATTGACGGCGACAGACCAAGATCTTATAGATTAAGTTCAGAAGAGATTGGTAAAATATTAAAAGAAAGAGAAGATGGTGGATACTTTACTGTTCTAAGAAGAATGAATGGCGAATATAATCCAATGTTTAACGATGTAGTAGATTTCACAGATATCTATACAGTACAATCTACCTTAATTCCAGATTTAAATATAGTTGAAGGATTATTACAAAGTCCAGCCCCTGGTAATTTTGCTAACGCTAGAACAGGCGGGGATCTAGAAGGTATTATTATACCTTATCCAATAGACCATCCAGGAAGTCAATCGGACGCTGAAGTGACATTAACCCAACAAACTATTGGATTATACTCAGATGAAATAGAAGATAGATGGAGAGAAAGATTAATATACAATAAATTTAAAAACTTAGGAATAGCGTTTGCATCTTATAAAAATGTAAACGAATCTTATGGTTACGTAAATAATTACTATTATCATAAAGTAAATGATGAAAATTCTAAAAATTTATTAAAACTATCAGAAACATCAGATAAATTACCACTATATCCTGTTATTGGAGAGATCGCAATTGATAAAAAAGATTTTAATATATTTAAGTCTAAGTATGCTAGCGATTATTTTACAAAATCTATCGCAGGGGCAACTAGTGAAGAAGTTTATGGAACTTTAAGCCCTGTAGAATTAAAGTCATTTATGGCTTCAACAATTATGAAGGTTAAAGATCAATATGATTTAACTAGTTTTTCAGATACGTTAGAAGAATCTCTTGATTCTTTAGATTATATTAGATTTAATAAATTAAATAAAACAGCAATCCACTGGATTGAAAATGATTCAGAAATTATTGCAGATTTTTATTTACCAAAAACAATATATAACGAATTACTAGAAGATGGGATTCAACATAAATTTAGTAAGTATTTAACTTCTGAAAATTCTTTCGGAGACAAATCAACAATACAAGATGATTTAGAAAAATATGTTTATTCTAATATTGTTTCTAGATTTATTATAGACAGCACCGAAATATATGGAATCTCTGGTAAAAATATAACAACTAGTTTTATCTCAGTTAATTCACCAGAAGAATTAACAGATGGTAGATTTGTTAAACAAACAAACTTTGATATTCAAGGATATCAGAATGACGGTTTAAGTTTTAGATTAATATATAATAAAAAACCAGGTTTTAAATATCATTTAAAACTACATATCAAAATACAAGCGTAACCAATATGTCAATAAATATTAAAGAAATATTTAAGAGTGATCTAGATCCTAACAGTTCTAATTGGTGGGCAAAAGATAAAATAGATAAACTTAATTTTAATTTTGGTCAACTATCAAACGGAGGAATGTCAGGTCCTATGGGAAGTCAAGGAATTCCTGGAGAAACTGGTATTAGAGGAGATCAAGGTGTAGAAGGATCACAAGGACCTAGAGGAACTCAGGGATTTGTTGGAACGCCAGCAATATCAATATGGAAATCAAATATTGGTCAAAATAATATAACGCTACTGCCAAATGCAATGCAAGGTGTTGAATTCTCAGCAGTAGGTCTTATAACAGGTAAAAATAATCAACCTAATAGTGATTATGATGTAGCACTTCCATTTGACGGAATATCATCGACTGCTGCTGTATTTTATGGAGCAGTAGATAGAGCTAATTTTGCGTTAGATAATGATTTTGAAGTTGCTTCTGGTAAACATACATTTGCAAACAATACATTAAATATTGGAGATCCAATTAATCAAAATGGTAATTTGCATATTAATTTTGATTTAGATAATACTACAATTAATTTATACACGTCGAACAATGATGTTGGTGATAATGTAGCAACACAATCTGCAATTACCTTTCAATCTACTTTATTAAAAATAGACAAATCAAGTATATTTAATGAGGAAGTAAATATAAACACTCTAAAATATACACTAAACGCAGCAAACGATCAAGTCTTAATTTCAACAGATAATGATGGAACAGTTATTTGGAAAAGTAAGTATGAAGTTTTTGGAGCTCTTCCAATTGGTTCAATTATGTCGATTCCTTTTAGTGAATTTAACGAAACTAACTTTCATCTATACGCTGATAATCCTATCACTGATGGAGTTGATGGTTTATTACAAAACGTGCATGGTAGAGGAAGATTAGATACCGCATTTGAAGGATGGTATTTATGTAATGGACAAACTTGGGAACTTGGAGGTATAGTTTCACATGATGTTCCTAACTTAAATTCTTATAATTTTACTATAGATTCTAACGGACTAGATCAAGATCAAATAACAAACGGAGGTGATAATACACCTATAATAATCGGAGGTGCTAGTTTAGAAATAGACGCAAATTACAACGCAACAAGCACAGGATATGATATTGATACACTTAATATTAACACTACTGATATACAGCACAGCTGGAGTACATTATCAAACACATACGAACAAACTAGAATGATTCATTTAATTAATTTAGGTGAAACTTCTTTATATTGGAAATCAGTTCCCGGTGCGGTTATACCAACAGAAACGATTCAACTTTCTATTCCACAAGATACTTCACAAGCAGCCTGTGATGCAATTACACAATTACAATATACATGGACTGGGGTTGGAATAGATTGGGTAACCGGTAATGTTTCCGGAACACAATTATATTTTAACGGAGCGCTTGCAACCGGAAACAAATGGTATGAAAAAGACGGAACAGCAAGGCTATGGACAGGTACAACATGGAGCACTACCAACATATGTTTAGGTATAACAGGATACCCTTTACACTATTCAAGTGACGACGTTAGAGATTTAAACTGGGCAACACCGCCAGCTGGTCAATATATTAATTATATAATAGACGCAACTGTAT